GTGAACAGTCTCGATTTTGACCGCAAGCCCGAAGATACGCGCGTCGTCGTCGCCATGTCCGGCGGCGTCGATTCTTCCGTCGTGGCGGGGCTTCTCAAACGCGAGGGCTACGACGTTCTCGGTATCACGCTGCAGCTTTACGACCATGGCGCGGCGGTGCACAGGGCCGGCTCCTGCTGCGCCGGTCAGGATATCGACGACGCCCGGCGCGTCTGCGAGACGATCGGCATTCCCCATTATGTCCTCGATTACGAGGCGCGTTTCCGCGAGACGGTGATCAACCCCTTCGCCGAAAGCTATATCGCCGGCGAGACGCCGATCCCGTGTGTCGCCTGCAACCAGACGGTCAAGTTCGCCGACCTGCTCGCGACCGCCAAGGAACTCGGCGCCGATGCGCTCGCCACCGGCCATTACATCCGTTCGCGGCCGAGCCCGAAGCCGCGTTATGCCGGCCAGCGCGCGCTCTATCGGCCGGCCGACGCCGAGCGCGACCAGAGCTATTTCCTCTTTGCGACAACGCAGGAGCAGATCGACTATCTGCGCTTCCCGCTCGGCGGTCTTCCGAAGAGCGAGACCCGGGCGCTCGCCGAGGAGATGGGCCTTGTCGTCGCCAAGAAGGCCGACAGCCAGGACATCTGTTTCGTGCCCCAGGGCAAATACAGCGACATCGTCTCGAAGCTGAAGCCGAACGCGGCGCTTGCCGGCGAAATCGTCCATCTCGACGGTCGCGTGCTGGGCGCGCACGAGGGCATCCTGCATTACACGATCGGCCAGCGCCGCGGCATCGGTGTCGCGACCGGCGAGCCGCTCTATGTCGTCTATCTCGACGCCCGCTCGCGCCGCGTGATCGTCGGCCCGAAGGAGGCTCTGGAGACGCGCCGCGTCTACCTGCGCGACGTCAACTGGCTTGGTGACGCGGAACTGGAGGCGGCAGCCGGGCAGGGCTTCGAATGCTTTGCCAAGGTGCGCTCCACCCGCCGCCCCGCCCCGGCGGTGCTCAAGAGCGATGCCGAAGGGCTCTATGTCGAGCTCGTCGAAGGCGAGGCGGGTGTCGCGCCCGGCCAGGCCTGCGCGCTCTATTCCGGCACCGGCGAGGATGCGCGCGTCTATGGCGGCGGCTTCATCCGCAGGTCCGAGCGCGAGCCGGCCGCGGAAGCGGCGCTGAAGGCGATTTTGCAGGCGCCGGCGGCAGCGTAAAGCGGGGGATTCCGGTGTGGCGGGAAAACATCGCTTTTTCCCGAAGACATTGCTTGACACTAGCCGGAACAGCGCCTTATAAGCCGCCCGACCAGCCAAGACGGGCTTCGCTCAGAAGCTTCACGGCACCGGCGGCGGAGTAGCTCAGTAGGTTAGAGCAGAGGAATCATAATCCTTGTGTCGGGGGTTCGAATCCCTCCTCCGCTACCAAGCGTCCCCCCAACATTTCTGCCTTGGCTCCGATCAGGGCCGACAGGCGGCCAATCACTTCAACTTCTACGCCGCCGTCTACGCGATCGTGAACGATGACGCTGTCGACCAGGCTGCGGAACGCTGCGATAGCTTCGGAGTCTGCGCGGGCGTCAAGATCGTCCAGACGCTCGGCGAGGTTATCCACGGCGTTGCGGTACTGGTTCGCTGCATGCGGGTGGAGCTCGATTGCAGTCGACGCTGGCATCTGCGCGAGTTCCGCCGCCACTCGGTCCCGTTCGATCTCCAGCGGCTTGTATTGCGCCTCAACTGCCTGGATCGGCAGAACGCCACGGGCGAGCGCTTGCATCAGGCGTTCAAGCTGGCCGTTTAGATCAGCAAGGCGACGCTCGTTTGCGGCCCGCTCCCTCGCGGCTTTCGCTGCCTCATCACGGCGCTCCTCGCGATACACTCGAACATACTCGGCCAGCAGCTCGGGATGCATGAGCTGGCCGCGCAACCCGCCGACTACGGCCGCCTCGATCCTGTTGAGGCTATAACGCCGCTGATTCGAGCAGGTGCCGCTTTCCTTCGATCGGCTGCACCGAATGCGAATAGCATCGCCAGTGCGGTCATGCATCGACATGCCGCCACCGCACTTGGCGCAACGCAGGAGGCCGGAAAGAAGCCGCTTTGGCCTCCGCACGTCTTGCCCTCCACGAGCCTTCTTTGCCCTTCCCTCCAAGATCGCCAGCGCCGTCTCGTACGTCTGCTGATCGACGATGGCGAGGTGCGGTGCCTCCGCCTCGCGATGTTCCGACGCGTCATTAGGACGGCTAATCCGCTTGCCTGTTTCCGGATCTCGCACCATGCGAATTCGGTTCCATACTATACGACCACAGTAGAGCGGGTTCCGGATGATGCCATTGCCGCGCTGCGCGGAACCGAGAATCGTGCTGGCGTTCCATGCGACACCGCGAGGTGGTGCTACCTTTTCACGGTTCAGCCCTGTGGCAATCTCGCGCGGTAGTGAGCCCTCAATCACTTCGGCATAAATCCTTCGGACGATCTCGGCCTCTGGCTCGAATATCTGCAGCACGCCTGCTTGTCCAAGGGTCGGACGGTAGCCGTAAGCGCGCCCTCCGGCGTGGCGCCCCTCGCGGATGACGCCGGTCATGCCTCGTCGTATCTTGTGTTTCAGATCCGCAAGGAAGAGCGTTGAGACAAGACCGCGAATGCCGACCTGGATTGCGTCGGCCGCGCCGTCGTGAACGGCAATGATCTGGACGCCGGCGAATGTCAGTCGTTTGTGAAGGCCGGCAAGATCCTCCTGATCCCGCGACAGGCGATCGAGTGCCTCTACGATGACAATGTCGAATTTGCCCTCGCGGGCATCGTCCATGAGACTGAGTAATCCGTCTCGTCCGAAGATCGACGCGCCGCTACGCGCTTTGTCGAAATAGGAGCGTGCAACGACGAAGCCTTGCCGGATTGCGAATTCGCGGCAGAGTTCGATCTGGTCGTCGACCGACCGCTCGCTTTGCAGGTCGGTTGAGAAACGGGCGTAGATGGCGGCTCGTTGCATGTAGTCTCCTCGCGGCCGTTCGATCCGCGCGCGCGGTCGCGGCGCGCGTCAGCTTTGGCCAAAGCGCGCACGAATGCAAGCAGCTGCGGATCGATCGGAGCCGCCGTCATATTTCCTCGCAAACGAAAGTCGGTCCGCCGTTCTGGCCGATCATGCCGCGCTTCGCCTGTTCCCGGCGCTTGGCATTTTCCTTCCGAGTCACCATTTCGACGTGATGCTTTTCCGGCCGCACGCAAAGGCGATTGCGGCAGGCATGATCGAGTTCTTTCTTCCCGGGGATATAGCCGTGCTCGTTGGTCCACATGGCGATGTGGACGGCGACGGTCTGGCCGTCGAGAGACATGCGGGGATAGCCCTTGCCCCTGCCGTTCTTGCCGGAATCTGGACCGGTCCAGACGTAGCAGCCGGTCACCGGGTCGATCCAAACCCGCGCCATGATCTTCGCTCTGATGCGATCGCGCCGGCTGCTCATCCTCGGCGCCTCCAGGCATCGAAGTGGCCGCGCAGGTCGCACCAGCGCTCCGCCGCTGCGGCATCGTCGTTCAGCTGCCGGCGCGAGCCGATGCAGAGGACAGAGCGGACTTTTGTGGCTGCGCGCTCGTCTGTCAGGGGGCGCTCAAGACCGTGGCATTCCTCAAGAAACTTCTTGAACGCCGGTTCGCCGCACTTGATCGCGCACTCGGCAGCATAATTCTTTTCCGGCCGCTCCTCGTAGCAAGCGAGCGCGCGCGTCTTTTCGGTCAGGCGGTCGACGAGGCGGCTGTAGATCCGCAGCAGGAATTCAATGTCGGCATGCGCGTGCAGAAGAAACTCCTCATCCTGCCAGCCGCACTCCTCGGTGACGGTGACGACAGGCGAAAGGGAAGCGCCCGGCAACAGGCGGGCGAAGAGCTGGCGCTGGCCGCGTGCCTTGACATCCACGGTCCAGTCGCGGCTCGCCTCGCCATGGCGGGCGCGGATCTTGTCCAGCCGTATCTGATCGGGAGACGGGCCGGCATTCATCGGCCGGCCTCGTCGCGATTGGCCACTGCAATCAGCACGTCCGCATGACACGGTGCACCAGGCCTGCACCAACAGGCTAGGTTCTTGCCGCGCAGCTCGTCAACATTCTCAGCGACAAAGCGACGGGTGCGCTCCAGCGCCTCAGTGTCCGGATCGGCACCGACGCGCAGTAGGCCCGCAAGCAACGCCTTATAAAGATCGACGCAATAGGCTGCATCGCCATGCTTGCCGACAACAAATGGGTTTCCCCATGGTCCGGGTCGGCCGACGTGCACGACTTCTAAGCCGTTGATCGATTCGGAATGCGCCTGCAGGTCGAAACCCTTGCGGCGAGATAGCTGGAGTCGGGCCGGCTTCGTCATAGCGCTTCGCCCTCCCAAAAGCGAAAATCCCATGCGAAGTGATTGTGGCAATGGGTGAGCGCTTCGCTCGTCAGTTCCGGCAGGGGCTCACTCCTCGTCACATTATGGCGGGGGAGCTTGATGCGGAACCGCTCCTCAATCGCGGCGAGGTTTGAGAACTGCTCGATCTCCGTGCCGAGATCTGGCCGCAGGTACATGAACTGACTCTTGCGGTTCTCGGGTAGCGGATGACGAACTGTGTATTGAGGCCAAAAGCGGTTGTAGCCGGCGGAATCGTAGGGCGTAGTGAAAGGTACGCGGTTGTCGACGATCCAGTCGCTGAAGGACATCGATACGCTTTCGCGCATGGCGGCGATGTAGGCTGGATCATGATCACCGTCAAAGGTGCGCAGGAACTTGTAGAGGCTCCAAAGGCGCGCAACGGGGTGACGCACTACGCCGACCTTGCGCCAGCGATCGTAGCCGGCCGGCACGCCGTCAGCTTCCATGTGTCGGTAGATCAGCGTCGATCGCGGATATCCCTCGGCGATCGCGCGGCGCAACGAGCCCGAGCCGGTGCGTGGCACGAGGATAATCACAGTTTCGAGTTCGGGCACGAGGATCACCGCCGCACCTCCGGGAAGCCGTTGTGCTCGATGCCGTCGAGGAGGCGGCCGGCATATCGCTTGCCAACTCTCGATACCGTGTCGTCATCAAGGTCGTCGCACCACATCGGGCGATAGGGATCGCCCCAGCGATCATCCTCCCAGTCGCGGTGATCTCGCCGGCTGATCTCGGGATCGTCCGGGATAGTCCAGCCATCTACTGCGCCGACCTGCGGAGCCCACTCGCCCCATTGCTTGAACAGGAACGGCACGCCGGCGGCTGCGCACTGATCGCGGAGCGAGCGTGCCCAGTCGGGATGCATGGGCCTGGCGCCGGGGCCGCTCTCGCCGCCGGCGACAACCCAGTCGAGTCGGCTGTAGCCGCTGAAGGCCAGAGGATCTTCGTCCGTCGGATTGGTCGCGGCTTCGTCGTGAAACCAACCCATCCGATCTGTTGTGAGCGCATCGAACCACCAAGGGCCGGAACCGGCATTCGGCTGGTGAATGCACGTTAGATCAAGCGGGCCGAGCAGCGGCTCGGCGCTGATCCAGCGGATGGCGGCGGGCGTGTCGAGCAGGATCGGAATGCGCTCGTCGGCGCGCTTCTGATCCTCAACCGAGACCCCGAGCCAGACGTTTGGAAGCGGCTTGGCAAGGGCTTCGTAGGCGGTCTCATAATGATCCGGCAGATTGCCGCCCCGGGCCAGTGCGCCATATCCGGCGATGAAGCTCCTTCGAGAGGACATGCCGAGCATGTATTCGCGCATGCGCTCCGGCCGCTTCGTCAGCACCTGGAATGTGTGCTGCGGCGCCAGCGCCATGACCGCGAAAACATGATCGATCCAGACCTGGTCAACGCCCGCAGCGAAGAGATCGCCATGGGCGCAGACGAAGATCATGCGCGGCGACGTCCAGCGCAGCGGCTGATCGAGGAATTGGCGGTTGAGCCGAACCTCGCCGGTCCAAACCGGGCCAGCCTTCGTGTCCTTCGTCAGCCCCTTGCGGCTCGGGTGGTTCTTGAGCCGCGTGCCGGCGAGCTTCATCGCGTAGCAGTTGGTGCAGCCGGGGGAGACGACGGCGCAGCCGGTGATCGGGTTCCAGGTGGCGTCCGTCCATTCGATCTTAGTAGCGTCAGCCATTGGCCTTCTCCCGGATGATCTTGACCTTGCGGATGGCGCCAGCGGGAACGCCGCGGTGGGTGGCGGCGAGCTGGCGCGCGGATTCGGCGTCGCTCGCTTCGAGATCGAGGGGGGCGATCTCCGGATCTTCAAAATGCACGCGGAAGGGCAGGAGCTTAGACATAGCGTGCCTCCCTTGCGGCCGCCGCAACACGCGTTTTCCATTTCAGCCATTCGCCGAATGACATGCAGCAATCGGCTTCGAGGTAGTCGAGATACCGCTGCTGACTGCGCGTGATCTTTGGAGGCTCGGGGCTATTCGCCGCGACGGCGGCTCGGCCAGCGTCAGTGACGCGGAAAATGTCGTCGCCTCCACTCAAGGCGGAGCCGGACCGCACCGTCATCAAGCCGAGATCGACGAGCGCCATGCAATCGGCGTGGTCCTTACTGCCTTCTCCGGTAACAAAGTGGTTCCGGTAGGGCTCGCCTCGTCCGTATTGGTCAAGACCGAGCGAGTGCTGGAGGATATATAGTTGCTTCGCGTCCATCAGCGCGCGCCCTCCGCACGATCGAGACGCTCGATCTCGGCGATGATGAGGGCAGCGGCCTTGATCAAGTCGCGGCGGCGGGATGTCGGCTTCAGCCAGGATATATCCCAGCTGAGCGGCCAGAGTTCCTGCAACTTGCCCGGGGTTCCCGGCAGGCCGAATTGATCCATGACAGCGCGATCGGCCCGACATGCGGCCGCTGCGGCGGCATAGACGCTCGCAGCCTTCGCCAGGCTGAAATCTTCGTGCTGGTCGTCATGTGCTGGCGTCCATCCCTCGACCTCGACCTGGCGCCGGCGCTCAACGAGCATGTCCTCGACTGCCTTCGTCTGCTGCGCCGCCTTCAGCCGCTCAAGATCCGCCTTGTGGCAGTTGATCGACTCCTCAAAGCGATTGTAGAGATCACCGACGATTTCGGCGGGATCGTCCGCCGGAGACCAGTCTTCGATCAGGCTCGGCGCCTTGGTGTAGGTATCTATCGCGGACAGGAGCGACTGGCCGACATTCGCCATGTCGATCAATTCCTCGATCGTCGTCAGGCCGGTCATTTCCAGCGCGTGCTTCAGATCGCTGTTCATACCCGCGCCTCCATGGCCTTCACGTGCATCGAGATGCGCGGAAGCGAGATCTGGATTTCGCGATATCCGTTTTCGCTGATGGCCATGACGGTGCGCACGATCTTGCGGGCGTTCGTCGCGATCTGCGCCGGCGGGTGGGTGTGCCAGCGCTCGACGCGGCGGCGGAGGTATTCGGCCATGCCGCCTTCGGAGACACCGTAACGCTCGGCCATTTCAGTGCGGCTGACGCCATTCTTCCAGTCGCGGTAGACGATGCTCTCGGCGGGCATAGTGCCGCGCCTTTTGATGATGTGGGACATCATTAGGTCCTTTGGGGGGGGGCTGGAGGAAGAGATCGAACCAGAGTTCCTGCAGATGCTCGCGGTCGACGCCGTGCGTTGTGGCGATTTCGAGGAAGGTGCGGTCCGAGTTGGCGTAGCAGTCGAGCAGCGCCGAACGCTCGGCGACGGTGAGATCATGCCCGCGAAGAACGGCTAACGGCACGGCGCTGGTGCGCTCGCGGCGCGTGGCAGAATCGTGGCCGATGGGCAGGGTGAGGAGCTGCGGCATCATACGCGCGGGTCCGATGCGAGCTGCCACTCCTTGCGGAAGGCCGTGGTGCCGGCCAGCGCGGCGGACATCAGGAACGCGATCGAGAGCGCGAGGATAGCGCAGGCGAGAAAGAAGCGGTTAGGGCTGGCTTCAAGCCGTGCCTTTTTATGTCCAATGAAATGCTCAGTCATGGCCAGAGGCTCCAGAGCAGGATCAGGTGAAGGGGAAGAGTGAAGGCGAGGCGGGCGAGCGCGCCTCGCATGGCCACAGGGGCAGCTCACGGCGGCGCCCCACGGCTCGTCACTTAACCGGTGCGGGAATGTCCGCGCCGGCGCCGTTGCTATTGTCGATGGTGATCGGAGCGATAATTGGATCTACGTCGAGCCGCTGCTCATCGAACCACTTTGGCTCTTTGTCGGGGCTTCGAGGCGACAGAAGGTACTGGTCGCAACCGGTTAAGTATTCCGCATGGCCAGTCACCACGCCTGCAAAGTTCGTGATGCTGTCCTTCGCGAAGGATCCAAGCTTTATCATTTCGGAAATCTCCAGAGAGTTCTTCGGGGGGCCGGCAAGCGCGCCGCGCGTGAACCACAGGGGCAGGGCCCACTGCGGCGCGCCCTCTTCGCCATGGCGCTATGCCGCCTGGGCCATGACGGTGGCGAGCTCGGTGGCCCTCGGGCCGAAGATGGAAATCTGGCGCTCGGTGAAGCCTTTCAGGAACAAATCTTCCTTAGTGCAGCCATCGCCGACCGAGCGCATCGCCTCGGCCATGCGATTGATCGTGTTTCTCGTGTGAATTCCGCCGTTCGGTTGCATGTTGGTCTCCGGTTGAAAAGAAGGCTTGCAATCTGGAAAATAAATCCAGTTTAGGCGGGCGTCAATGGGAGATTGGATTTATTTTCCATATCGATGGAAACGACTCGACTCGAGCGTTCACATCTGGATTATGCGAACGAAAGGAGAACAAGCATGAGCGTTGCGCTGCGTCATTTGCCGAAAGTGTTCACACTGCACATCCGCTGCGACAACTGTCTGAGGGAGTCATCTCGGACCGTCGAGGTTCCTGCGGTCGATGATGCGCCCTGTGATGTAGACGAGCTGGTGGAGAGCGGCTTTCTTGGTGCGCTCCGATTCAGCTGTGTCTGCGCCGGCGTCGTTGGGCAGATTATCGGAATTAGCCAGGAGCGAAGCTATGGACTGTAAGGACGTTACGGAGTTCATCGTGGTGCCACCGGTCGCGCTACGGGCCGATATATGGGCGGCGAAGGAGCGCTTCGCCGACGCTTTGAGCCGACAGTTTCCGGGTTATAGCTTTCGTATCGCTCGCATTGCGCCAGTCGACACGGGAGAGTGTTTCGGCGTCTATCCCGTGATGAACTTCGTTGGCGCCGATAATCAGGCGTTCATGTGCAATGAGCCGCCGAGCTGGTTGCTCGGCGAAATTCGCATGGCCTGTCAGGCGTTCGATCTTCGAAAGAGCTTTGCGGCCTAAAACGGAAGGTCGTTCTGAACCCGGCGAACCAGGCCGACCACCTCGACCTGAGAGCCATCGTCGGCAAAAACGTCTCGCTCTACGACGATCGGCTTGTGCTTAGGATTGGTCGAGCGCGGATGAAATTCCGTGCGTCCTTGATAGATCTCGACCTGCTTCACAGACCATTCACGCGTTTGCCCGCCGTCACGCGTTCGCTCGACAACAACGACCATGCCGTCGCGGAGCACGGCCTCATGGGCCACATCCTCGTAAGCAACGCAAATCAGTCGGTCACCATCAAGGATCGGGCGGGGCCGGAGGTCATTCATCGAATCGCCGGCAACATCGAAAACCAATATTCGAGCATTGGGGAAGCGTTCATCCGGCGGCACGGCGATCACCGCGCGCTCGGCCTGGTCGAAAGCATCTACCTCTCTGAACGTGCCGGCCTCTGCTTTGCCGACAAGTGCCCCGGCCACGAGGCGCCCAGGTGCGGGCACCAACTCGCCGCCCTCGACTTCGATACCGTCTCTGAGCCACAGCAGCGGTCGCTTGATCGTTCGAGCGAGGGTCTCAAGGGCATCCCCGCGCGGCTGTTCGATCTCGCCTCGCAGGTACTTGTTGATGTTGTCGTAGGGGATGCCTGAGCGGCGCGCCAGCTCGGCTTTGTTCCAGCCCAGCTCCTTGCGCCGCTCATCCAATCTCTTCCACCAGCTCATGGTCGCATCATACTTTCGGAAATATTTTCCGGTCTGGAAATCGATTGCCTTGTAGTTGGATTTAAAATCCAGTATTGGTTCATGCATGAGCACGACCACTATCAAGCAGATCATCAAGGACGCAGGCGGACCCGACGCCATCGCGCAGGCCAGCAGCAGAGCAGGCGGCGATATCTCGAAGGATGCCGTGTACAAGTGGAGCAAGACGGGTATTCCTGATCGCCACTGGCCGGTGATCATTGCGCTCACAAATTATCGCCCGGGGGAACTCTACGCCGCCAACTGTGCGGCGAGGGGGCTGCCGGTAGAGTTGCCGCATCCGGTGGAGGCGGCCGAATGATGTTCCCCCAGCAAGGCACCGGTTACCTCCTCCCGATCGGCGACCTTGCCGCCTGGCAGGGACGCGCCCGATTTCGGCGCGTCCCTGTCTTTGTTTTTCCCTCTGCCTATCCATGCGGCCCTCCGTGATGTGATGGGTTGAACCTACGCCGCCGGCGCGCGGCCTTCACGGAATCCTTTCGGCTGATTTTTTCCTTGACCCAAACTCAGGGGTGTTTTCGTGCGTGCAATTTCTGACGAACATGCATCCGTCATCAAGGCCGCCACGGCTGCTGCTTACGAGGCGCTCGGCGGCGTAAGCCGGGCAGCCGAGGCGCTCGGCGTCGCTTCCTCGACGCTGACCAAATACGCCTCCACGGGCGAGGAATGGCGCGACAGCTTCATTCGCCTCGATCTTGCCGCCGAACTCGACCGGCGGTGCGACCATCCGTTTCTGCTCACCGCCATGTCGCGGATCGTGAAGGACGAGCGCGTTTCTAGCTTCGGCGCGGTCACCGCCAGCGCGGTCCTGCGCCTTGACGGCGTGCTCGACGATGTCGTCCGCACCGTCGCGCAGGCGATCGAGGATGGTCGCATCGACGCGGCGGAGCGCCAGGCCATCCGCAGTCGCATCGTGGCGGCGAAGCAGGATCTTGCCCGACTCGAAGCGATGATGATGGACGGGGCGGCGTGATGGACGGCGGACCCGAAAACCCGACCAAGACCGTGACGGCGATCTGCGCACTGCTGCCCGACGACCCGGAAGCGGCCGTGAGCGTCGTGACGGTCGCCTGTGCCGCGGCGGCGATCACGGCCGGATTGGACGACGAGGCGACGGTCGACGGTCTGCGCGCGGCACTCGTATCCATGCGCGGAAGCGGCTTCGTCGATATCGCCCGCAAGGGAGTGCACTGATGGATGCTGCCACACTCTCCTCCGCGTCCTGGACAGCCGGCGGGCCCGTCGGGCCGCGCTGCCTCGCTTTCCTGCGGCGGGTGCGCGCCGGCGGCGCCGCCTACAAGCTCGCTCGCAATGCCGACCGCGAGGCGCTCGACAGGGCGCTTGCCGCCGGTTTCGTCGCGTGGGCCGGTCGCAGCCGCGACGACGTGCGGCTGACGGCGAGGGGCGCGGAATATCTCGACCGGCTGGCGAGGGTGGAATGACGTCGCTTTCTCGCCAGGTCCTCGTCGAGCGCGTTCTGGCGCTCTGGCTCCACGAAAACCGCGACACGCACTCGATCGCCACCGAACTCGGTATCGACGAGGACGAGGTCTGCAAGATCATCGAACAATCGGAAGGAAGAAGGCCGTGAGCGAGCAGCTTCCGAAGCTTGGGCCAAAAGCGCAGCAGATCGTCGATGCGGTGTTGCGGGACGGCATCTATCGGTCAATGAAAGAGTCCGACACCGCTGTTTGCCGCAATCTGAACAGCCGCCAGTTCCTGGGGCGCGACAAGAAAGATGGAGCGGTCTGGTATCCGACGGCGAAGCTCTGCGAGCTTGCCGGCGTGACGCCGCCGGAAATCGGGCAGGGGGGCGAGGGCGGACCCGGCGCGCCGAATTCTCGGGTTCAATCCGAGGAGGGCGCCGATCGCCTCCCTGCGCTGGCCGAGGCGGCATCCGGACGCGCGCTGATCCGTATTCCGCTCGACAGGATTGATGTCGGCTTTCGGCTGCGCCAGGCCGACCCGGAAAAGGTCGCAGCTCTTCAGGCATCCTTCGCCGAGCTTGGACACCGAACGCCGATCAGCGTGACGCGGCGGCCGGACGGCGAGCGCTTCCTGCTCTCCGCCGGGCTCCACCGACTCGAGGCGGCGCGGGCGCTCGGCTGGGCCGATATCCTCGCCTTCATCGAAGAGGGCGACGATCTCGATGCGGAGCTATGGGAGATCGACGAAAACCTTTGCCGCGCCGAGCTGACGCCGGCGGACCGGGCGCTCTTCACCTTCCGCCGCAAGGAAATCCACCTGATGCGCCACCCGGAAACGGGGCATGGCGGCGACCGGCGATCAAATGGCCAAGTTGGCCACTTGAAGGACGAGGCGGCGAAGAGCTTTGCCTCAGAGACTGCTGCGGCGACCGGGCAATCGGAGCGCGCGATCCGGCGTGACGCCGAGCGCGGGGAGAAAATCAGCGAACGGGCACTGCGGCAGATCCGCGGCACCCGGCACGATACCGGCGTAACTCTCGACCGGCTCAAGGGGCTCACCGAAGAGCAGCAGCTTGCCTATGTAGAGGCGCTGCGCGAGGCGGACAAGCGCGTCGCTGAAGAGGCGAAAGCCATCCGCGACGGCAAGCAGGCACTCTCGCGAAAGATCCGTGGCGCCGTGATCCGCGCCATTGCCGAGCGCGGCACGGTCTCGGCCGGCACAATGCCGCGCGCCGCCTTTCCGATCATCTATGCCGATCCGCCATGGGAGCAGGAGGCCTGGAGTGAGGAGCGGGGACAGGACAGGGGCCTTTCCTATCCGCATATGCCGCTCGAGGAGATCAAGTCGCTCTGCGCTGGCGATGCGAGCCCGGCGACGCGCGACGCGCTGCTCTTCCTGTGGGTGACGGCCAACCGGCTCGACGACGGCATCGACGTGCTGCGCGCCTGGGGGTTCGATTACGTCACCTGCCTCGTTTGGGATAAATCGCGTATCGGCATGGGCCGATGGGTGCGGGACCGGCACGAGATCCTGCTCCTCGGAAAACGCGGAAATTTCCCGGCGCCGATCCCTGGCACGCAGAGCGCGTCGGTCCATGCCGAGGTGAAGGGCGAGCACTCGGCCAAGCCCGTCTATTTCGCCGAGATGATCGAGAGGCTCTATCCGGACCTGCCGAAGCTAGAGCTGTTCCAGCGGCGGGAGAGCCTTGTGGCCGGCGACGTTCGGCTGAACGGCAACTGGTCGTTCTGGGGCAACCAGGCGGGCGTGCCGAAAGGCGAGGAGCAATCCTCCGAGCAGGATGCCCGGGACGGGCGCGCCTGCGTGACCAAGGAAGAACTAGCGGAGTTCAAGGCGCTGGGGGCGGTGGACGGCGGATGCATGGGCGGCGGTCCGCTGCTCGATGAGATGATCGCTCTCGGTTTGGTCTGGCCTTCCAATCCACCGGAACTGACGGTCGGCGGGGCCAAGCGCCTGCGGGACCTCGAAGCCAGAGTTAAGCGGGCGTCGGACGGGGACGCCGTGAGATGCGCGAAAAGTGAGGAAGCATGATCAGCATCCTCGCCATTCGACCCTCCGTCGACGTGATGAACGCGTTCGACGCTCTGCCGAGGGATTTGCGCGAAGCGATCGCCTCGGCGCCATTTGCCTTCGATCCGGAAGAGATCGGCCAGCGCCTTGCCCGCGGCAGGTCGTCCGGCTCAGTCGTCCGTGAGATCGAGCGGGTCAGCGGGGGTGCGGCGTGACGCAGCTCCTCCCCATCATCGAAGAACTCGCCGATGCGCCGGACCATGCTGCGCGGGCGCGATGGCTGCTCGAAGCGCCGCTTGCGGTGATCATTCGCGACCAGGTGACCATCCACCGGCTGCTCTCCGCGGCCGGTTTTCACGAAGGCCTAGCCTACTTCGCAGCCGAGATCGCGGCGCTTTCCGCGACGCGCGGTCGGGACGGGCTTGCGCCGAGCACGATCCGCATGACGCGGGAATACGCCCGCATCGGAATTCAGATCATTGCGCGCGGGGGCGCGGAGGAGGGGGCAAGGTATGTTCAGAACTGATCTTTTCAGCGAGACCAGCACCGATGCGCTGATGGCCTCGGCCTACATCGGCGCTCCACTCATAATCGACAGCTTTGCCGGCGGCGGCGGTGCTTCGACCGGCATCGAAATGGCGCTCGGGCGCTCGCCTGACATTGCCATCAACCACAATGCCGACGCGCTGGCGCTCCATGCGGCAAACCACCCTGAGACGCATCACCTTTCCGAGAACGTCTACCGCGTCGACCCGCTCGATCACCTTAAGGGCAAGCACATCGGCCTCGCCTGGTTCTCGCCGGATTGCAAGCATTTCTCGAAGGCCAAAGGCGGCAAGCCGGTCGAACGCAACATTCGCGATCTGTGCTGGATCATTCCCGGATGGATCGAGCGCATCCAGAAGAGCGGCGGCCGCGTCGACGTCGTGATCATGGAGAACGTCGAGGAGTTCAAGGATTACGGGCCGCTGATCCAGACCGATCGCGGACTAATGCCGGATCCCGAGCGCCGCGGTGAGAATTTCGAGAAGTGGTGCAAAAAGCTTCGCCGCCTCGGTGGCAGGATCGAGTTTCGCGAGCTGCGTGCCTGCGACTATGGCGCTCCGACGATCCGCAAGCGTCTGTTCGTGATCATCCGTTTCGACGGCCAACCGATCTCATGGCCTGAGCCGACGCACGGGAGCCCGAGCGACCCCGACGTGATCGCCGGCAAGAAACTACCGTGGCGCACGGCTGCGGAATGCATCGACTGGTCGCTGGCTTGCCCGTCGATCTTCGACACATCGGAGCAGATCTGGTCGAAGCACCAGCTGCGCACCGTTCGGCCGCTTGCCGATGCCACAATGGCGCGCGTGGCGAGAGGGATGAAGCGCTACGTTCTCGATGCAGAGCGGCCGTTCCTCGTTCAAACGGGGTACGGCGAGAGGGCAGGGCAGGCGCCGCGCGTCATGAGCGTCGACGATCCGCTGGGCACGGCTGTCGCCGGAGGGATCAAGCATGCCGTGGTGGCGCCCTCTGTCATCCGCTTCAATACGGGCGCGACAGGTCAGGACGCCCGCGAGCCCCTTTCGACAGTGACCGCGAATGGTTTCATCAAGCGGCCGGGCGGCGCGGCTCCATTGGGCATCATCGCGCCGGTTCTTACGGCTGCGCAGCATGGTGGGAAGGTACGTTCCATTGAGCATCCGACGCACACGATCGCGGCCAGCCGCAAGGATCAGAACGGCGTCGCCATCGCCTTCATGGCGCAGCACAACAACGACAGCCGGCGTATCGGGGGCGTCAATCCGGGCCGCGCTGCCGACGAGCCCTTGTCGACGGCAACGCAGTCCGGGAGCCAGCAGGGCATTGTTTCGGCCTTTGTTGCCCGCCAGTTCGGTGCATCGACCGGGCACGCACTAGAGGGCCCGGCCGCGACTGTTATGCCCGATGGCGGCGGCAAGTCGCAGCTCGTCATGCCCTATCTGCAGGCATACTACGGCACGGGCGACGGCCAGCACGAGACCCAGCCGATGCGCACCGTCACGACGAAAGATCGGCACGGCCATGTCGAAGCGACTATCAGTGTCCCGCCCTTTGCCGCGGCGCAGGCCGATCGCGCGCGCCAGGTCGCTGGCTTCATGCGCGCGCACGGCTTCTGGGATGATCGCGAGTTCGTGACCATCGAGATCTCGGGCGAGACCTTCGTCATCATCGATATCGGCATGCGGATGCTGACACCGCGCGAACTCTACAACGCACAGGGTTTCCCGTCCGACTACGTCATCAATGGTGCTTGGAACTATCAGGCGGACGGCGCCGGCCCAGTCTGGCGTGAGTTCTCGAAGTCCGTGCAGGTCTCCTGCGTCGGCAATTCGGTGTCCCCTCCGGTGGCACAAGCGCTCGTCGCGGCCAATTGCAGCCACCTAGCAATGCGGCGGCAGGAGGCCGCGTAAATGAGCATCGCCATCATGTCACAATTATTTAAGGCCCATCTCGGCTCGACGAACCGGAAGATGCTGGCCGTGCGCCTGGCGGACTTCGCCGACGACGACGGCAAGGGCATCTGGCCGACCGTCGGCCGCCTTGCTCAAGAGACCGAGCTTTCCGAACGCTCGGTGCAACGCATCCTCGCCGAGTTCGTCGAAGAGGGGTTGCTGGTCGTCGTCAGGAAGGGCGGCAGCAAGCCGGGAGAGGCGACCCGATATGATTTCAACATGGCAGCCCTCGCACGGTTGAAAGCTTCGAAAAACGCCTTCGACGGGTGTCACGGTGTCACCCATGACACAGTGTCACCCGTGACAACGGCGACGTCTATGGGTGACACAGACGACGCCGACGGGTGTCACCGTGACACCCAAACCGTAATAGAACCACCAATAGAACCATCAGAGAGAGAGGATGCGCGCGAAGGCGATTTGAAGGATCAGGATGATCCGTCGAAATTCGGCAAGCGGGTGAAAGCTCTCGAAATGGGGACGGCGAACAATCCGTGGCCGGGTGCGATCGCCTCCTCGACGGCTTGGGCTCTGCAGCAGTTTGAGAAGCTTGCGCCCGAAGAGCGGCGTTTGGCCGAGGAACGGCGCGACGCTTACCTTGCCGAGTGCAAGGCCCAGAAAGTCAAGAACGTCGCACTCGGCGTCTACCTGCGGGATAAGAAGTTCCTCGACGTCTCGCCGTTGCCCGGGAAGGTGCAGGCGGCGAGCACAAAGATCGCGGTTGCTCCGTTCGGCCCCGTTTGGGCGGGAATTCGGGCCCTGGCGCTGCTCGACGGGTCTGAGCCCGTGGAGGTGCCGCTCGATGTGCGCGATCGCATCCACCAGACTTTCGAGACCCTGATGCGGACAAGTGAGGCGCGGGCGCGTTCTTACGTCGGCGGCAAGGGGATTGTCGTCGGTGCCGGTGGCGAGCTGATTTTTCCTCATGACTTCGACCAGGCGGAGCACCGTCGCAGAGTGATCGAAAGTGGCTTTCCTCGGGTGAATGAACTTCACTCGCAGGCCAAGAACCGCGACCGGAGCTCTGCAGACGCGCGCTTCGAGGTGCTGGCTAATCTCTGCGAGCCGGTGCCTGTTGGCTCTGATCTCTTTGAGCGCTGGCGGTCGTATCACGAAGATGCCAGCTGGCCGTTCGTGCCTGACCCCGGCTCGATGCCCGTCGTCTACTTCCCGAAGGGAGGACCGGAGCGGCTTCACCATTTCGAGACCGCCGCAAAGGCGGCACTGAAACAGGAGCGGAGCAATGATCATGCAGCGTAGGAAACTCTCCGGAAGCCCCATCGCGCTGCAAGGCCGTGAGCGGTTCTCGGACAGAATTCGGCGAATCACAGCAGCGAACTTGAAGGCAGCATCTATGAAAGTGACGGAAATGAACCCCGAGAATGCCCGTTGGTACTGCCTTCATGTGAAGAGCGGCAAAGAATTTGATGTGGAAAACGCGTTGACGGCAGCGAATGTCGAGGCGTTCATGCCGCGAGAAAGGGTTGTTTTAGTGCGTCACGGGCGGAAAATCGAAAGCGAGCGCCCCTTCTTTCCGAGCTACCTGCTGGTGCGACTGGTGCCAACTCCGGAAGCGTTTCATGGTCTGCGGTACCAGAAAGACGTACTCGATTTCGTCGGTGGACCGGCTGGATACCATGTCATCAACGATGCCGATGTAGTTGTTTTTAAAAGGCTCTCTGATGGTGTTGAGGCGCCCAGAGTAGCAACCGATAAGTCGTTTCGTGATGGTGATCAGGCGCACATCGTGCTTGGGCCGTTCGCCGGCTTCAGGTGCGTTGTGACGGCTGTGAAGTGGTGCCGGCAGGCAAAGGCGAGCGTGCGAATTGACGTACAGGGCAGGTCGTTCGATATCGAAAGCATGCCTCTTGCGTTTCTCCAGAAGCTATGAGAGTCATTTTGCACGGACGAGCCGGAAGACGTTACCCTCCGATCCCCTAGCAAAGCGCTAGGGCAGAGCAGGCGAGAAGCCTCAGGGACCAACGCTCCAGCCCCACGCCCAAACAGCCTCCAGGTGGAGGCGCCGACTCAGGGCCAGTGCTACTGCTATGTTTATATGATGGGCGACCGAGAGGTCGCCTTTCTCCGTTTAAGGTTATGGGCAGGCGTTTCGGAGCTTCTGATGTTCGACGCTCATATCAAAGTCGATCTCCAGCAGTTCAATCGAACCTTGACTGATATCGAGCGGAAGCAGCTTCCCTATGCCATCGTGCTCACGCTGAACGAGACGGCCAAGGGAGGCCGCCTCGAAGTCCAGCGAGAAATGGATCGGGTCTTTGACCGGCCAACCCCTTACGCAAAGCGGGGCATTGTCTATGACCGCGCATCGCGGCAGAACCTGAGGGCAGCGGTTGTCGTGACCGGTGACCGAACGAAGGGCGGCTTGCCTGCGACGGCATTCCTCGGGCCGCAGATCGAAGGCGGCATGCGCACCCATAAGGCCTTCGAGCGGCAGCTAGTCGATCGTGGGTTGATGCAGCGTAACCTGGTGGCCGTGCCAGCAAAGCGGGCGCCGCTCGATCGCTACGGCAACATGACGCAAGGGTTTCTCAATCGCGTCATGGCCGACCTGCAGATCGACTATCGTGGCGCTGGTGCGACCCGTACCCGCACATCGTCGTCACTCAAGCGGAACAAGAACTACAAGAACGCGCGGTTCTTCGTGCCGAGGCAGCCTTCGCACCTCTACCCGGGCGTTTACCAGCGAGATCCGGCAACGAACGCCATCCATCCAGTGATCTTGTTCGTGCCTCAGGTCTCGTATCGCATCCGCCTTCGCCTTCGCGAAGTCGTCGAGCGGTACGTGGTCGCCAACGTCCACGATCATTTCGCCGTCGCCTTTCAGCGGGCGGTTCGGACGGCCCGATAGGCCCTCCGACGGTTCGCGGGTCCTTCCTGGCATCCGCCCGCCTGCGGGTATTTGGCACGGCGGAGGTTGTCCAGTCTGAGCGATTTTTTGAAGCCTAAAGTCAGAGCCTAAACTAAAGAGCGCGGCTAAAGTCGGACCTAAAATGACACTGTCCGTCGAAACCATGACCAAGGGCGCCTTCGCCGCGCATATCGGCGTGAGTGCCGGTCGCATCTCGCAGTACATCGCCGAGGGCAAGATCTACGGCGATGCGCTCGAAGGCGATGGCAGAACGGCGAAGATCAGGCCGGCGATCGCGCGGCAACAGCTCCAGAAGACGCTGGAGCCGTCGCAGCGGTTCGGGGCCAACGGTGCGGCCGTTCTCAAGCCGGCGGCCGCGCAACCTGCACTGCAGCTCGCTCCGTCCGATGGTGCATCCGCGCCGCCGCCGCGGTTGACGTTCACCGACGATGTTGCCGACCAACTCGCGGCCGAGCGCCTTCGTCAGCAGCAGATCACGACGGCACGACTCGAGCGCGAAGAGGCGTTGGAAGTCGGCCGTTACATGCTGACCGACGAGGCCAGACGCCAGACGGTGCGCGCCGTGTCCGAGGCCTTCAAGGTCATGGAGCAGGGCATCCCGGAAATGGCAAAGGCGATCGCAGCCCAGTTCGGCGTGCCGATGCATGACGCGACGCATGCGCTGTTAAAGGTGTTTCGCGATGTTCGCGCGAAGAAGGCAGCCGGCTTTCGCATTGCCGCAGACCAGCAGCCGGAGCACATCGAGGATGAGCAGCCGTGACGATGCTCTATAATCCCGAGCGGATGGTCTACCAAGTTCTCGCCGAGATCTGCGAGCCGCCGCCAGCGGTCGACTATTTCAAGTGGGCGAAGGAAAACATCGTGTTCTCCGAGCGCATCACGGACCATCCGGGGCCGTACAACGAAGACCTGGTGCCGTTCTTCTCGGAGATCCTGCGAGCGCTGTCGCCGGAAGATCCGTGCAACATCGTGAGCCTTGCGAAGTCGGCGCAGATCGGCGGTACCATCTGCGCCAACATCTTTACGCTCGGCTCGCTCGACATGGCGCCCGGCGATTTCCTCTATGTCCATCCGACGGAGGAGAACGCCGCGCGCTGGTCGAAGACCAAGCTGATGCCGCTGGTGCGCGAGATGCCCGGGATCGCCAAGCTGTTCTCGCAGAACAGCCGCGATGCCAGCAATTCGGTGCTCTACAAGGAGCGCATCGACGGGCGCGGCGCCATCCAGGCGGCGGGCGCCAACTCGCCGGCGGGCCTGTCGATGATCTCGCCAAGAAAACAGGTCCAGGACGATCTTGCCAAGTGGCAGATGAACGAGGCTGGTGATCCGGAGGTGCAGGCGGACAGCCGCAGCAAGGCGTTCTTCAACGGCAAGATCTTTAAGATCTCGACGCCGATGGTCTCGCCGGGCTGCAAGATCACGGCGAACTATCAGGAAGGGACGCAGGAGACCTACCACGTCCCGTGTCCGCACTGCCACGAGCTGCAGGAGCTGCGCTGGGAGAACATGCGGGATCACATTGATCCCGAGCATCCGGAGCAGGCCCATTTCGTCTGCATCCATTGCGGCTGCGAGATCCACGAGCACCATCGCGAATGGATGGTGAAGCCGGAAAACGGCGCGAAATGGGTTGCCAAATATCCGGAGCGCGGCCGCCGCCATCGCTCGTTCCGCATCTGGATGGCCTATTCTCCTTTCGAACGCTGGGAGAACCTGGCGCGCGAATGGCTGACGGTGCAGGCCGGCGGACCGGAGAACCGGGAAAAGGGCTCCGGCGCCGAGCAGACGTTTTGGAACGACTGGCTCGGGCTCGCCTTCGAGGCGGACAACAAGGCGATCGATTGGGAGGTGCTCCGCGATCGCGCCGAGGACCACGGTTTTCAGCGCGGTGTCATCCCGGCCGAGGCGCTGGCGCTGGTGCTCGGCATGGACGTGCAGGGCGACCGTGTCGAGTGGTTGCTGGTCGGTTACGGTAGGAATCGGTACCGGGCCGTCATCGACCACGGCGTTGTAGACCATCGCGCCGGCAGCCACCTGGCGGACGCGAAGGAACATTCCGGCCATATCTCCGAGCCGGAGGTTCGCGCCGCGCTCGACCGGCTGCTGCAGCGCGAGTGGCTCGACGATGCCGGCCGCAAGCGCACTGCCGACCGTGTCGCCATCGACGGTAACGCCTATACCGACGACGTCTGGAACTGGGTTCGAAAGCATCCGAAGTCGCGCGTCATCATGGTGCGCGGTGGCAATACCGAGGCCGCGCCGCCGATCGTGCAGACGAAAGAGTACGACCGGAAGGGCAAGCCGAAGAAGCAGAAGTGGTCTTCCCGCTTCTTCACCTTCAACGCCTCGGCGTTCAAGATCCGGCTCTATCGGGACTACAAGAAGGACGATCCGGAACAGGCGGGCTATATCCGTTTCGCCCGCGGCTTCGGCGACGATTTCTATCAGCAGGCGACATCGGAAGCCAGGGTACCGGAGAAGACCCGGAGCGGCCACACCCGCTACGTCTGGAAACTCTCCGAGGGCAAGCGCAACGAAATCATCGACATGCTCAATCAGAGCCTGGCCGGCGCCTATCGCTGGGGCGTGCCCTACTGGACCGACGAGGAATGGGATGCGATCGCCGATCGCCTCGGGCGGCTCGAAGCGCCGCAACAGGGCGACCTCGAGGATCACCTGAACCAGATCGCCGTCAAGACCGAACCTGCCGCAGGCCAGACCGCCACGGCAGAACAGCAATCGCCGCTCGTCGCTGCCGCCCTCGCGCGCGCCGCCCGGGCAGCGCAGCGGAACCGCTAGGAAGATCCATATGGCACTGACCGAACAGGAACGCGCCGTGCTTCTGGCACGGCTCGACGAAGCACGTGAGGCCTTGCACCAGATGGAGATCGGCCGCGCCGAGGTCTCGCTCAGCTATAACGGCGAGAGCGTCACCTATGCCGCGACCAACATCGGCGCGCTCCGTCAGTACGTCCGCGACCTCGAGGCGAAACTCGGCCTTCGCCGCTTCGCCCGGGCGCGCAGCCGGGGAGTGATCTTCGGATGAGCGGCGAAGTCACGATCCTCGGTCCCGACGCGAAGCCGCTTTCGCCGGCGGTGCGTGCCGCTGCCCGCGTGCAGGTCGCGAAGAACCGGCTGATGGCCTCCTCGGCCTACCAGGGTGCGTCCTATGATCACCCGTCCTTCGCCAAATGGCGGCCGGGCACGTGGTCCGGTCAGTCGGCGCTGACCTGGTCGCGCTCCGAGCTGGTCGACCGGCTGAACGACGTGGCGCGCAATGACGGCTGGGGCGCCGCGGGCACCTCGCGCCTCGTCGACAACATCATCGGCTCGGGCTGGACGCTTGCGGCGCGGCCGAACCATGTCTCGCTTAACATGACCTTTGAGCAGGCCGAGGAGATCGCCGATAAGATCGAGGCCCTGTGGCGCGATTACACGCAGGACGTCGACAAATGGTGCGACGCCGAGCGGACGAAAACCATGGCTGGCATTCTCGGACTTGCCGCCCGTCAGCGCTTCGGTCCCGAGGGTGAGGCATTCGGTGTCCTTATCTGGCAGGACGAGGCGCCCCTGTTCCAGACGGCGGTGCATGTCATAGACCCGGCCCGGTGCTCGAACCCGCATGGGCGCATGGACGAGGAGTTCCTGCGCGACGGCGTTGCCATCAACGGCCACTGCGCGCCGGTCGGCTACCACTTCCGCAAGTCGCATCCTGGCGAGTTCTTCGCCGGGAATACCGGCCTGTGGCATTGGGAGTATGTCGATCGGGAGACCGAATGGGGGCGCCCGATCGTCGTTCACGCCTACGAGCAGAAGCGCGCTGGCATGACACGCGGCGTTTCCGATTGGGCTCCGGTCATGCGGTCGATCAAGCAGTCGACCGACTACGAGGATTATGAGAGCCAGGCGGCAATGCTGAACGCCGTAATGGCCGCCTTTATCGAAACGCCCTTCGATCCCGAAGAGATGCTCGAGGCGATGGGCGCGGATTACGGCAACGACGGCATCGCCAAGCTCTTCGGCGAAATGTCGGCCGCGCAGAAGGCCTATTACGGGGCCGCGCCGATCGATCTGCCCGGCGTCCGTATCAACACGCTGCAGCCCGGCGAAAAGGCGACGCTGACCAAGCCGGAGCACCCGAATGCCAACTTCGAGGCCTTCGTCAATGCGGCGCTGCGCAAGGTCGCGAGCGCGATCGGCGTCACCTACGAGCAGCTCACTATGGACTGGAGCCAGGTGAACTATTCGTCGGCGCGCGCCGCACTCCTCGAGATCTGGCGCGGCTTCACCGCCAAGAAGGGCGGCTTCGCCTCGCAGTTCATGGCGCCGATCTACCGGGCATGGCTCGAGGAGGTCTTCGACAAGGGACTGATAGAGCTCCCGTCGGGTGCCGTTCCCTTCGAGCAGAACCCGGCAGCATGGTGCCATGCGGACTGGATCGGCCCCGGCCGAGGCTGGATCGACCCGCTGCGCGAGGCGCAGGCCGCCAGCGAGCGGCTTGCCGGCAATCTCACCACGCTCCAGCAGGAAGCGGCCGAGCAGGGGCGGGACTGGAAGATGGATGCGCAGCAGCGCGCTCGGGAGCGGGCATTCTACGAGCGGCTCGGCCTCGATCCCGACCCGGGCAAACCGGAAGCCAGATCGCAGGCGAGCGCCGCTCCGCCAGCCGAACCCGGCGACGAAACCGAGGAAGAGGTCAACGGCCGGACTTCGGCGCGTCGGCATCCTGCCGGCATCCCGAAGATCTCCAGAAGGAAAACGGCATGAGGAACTATCCCGAAATCGCCAGTCGGATGTTCGGCACGCCCCTGATGCTGCATCCTTCGAAGGGTGACATCATTGCGCGGGCTTTCGGCCCGCGTGTTCTCGGCCAACCGGACGCCACCGCACATGTTGTCGGCGGCGAACAGATGGGGCTGATCGGGGACCCGTTGGCAGAGTGGGTCGACGATCGCGATCTGCGCGAGCAAAACGGCATCGCGTTCATCGATATCGAAGGCTCGCTCGTCAACAAGGGAAAATGGATCGGTAAGTCATCCGGCCTCACGAGTTATGAAGGCATCATTTCTCAGGCCAATATGATCGAGAAAGACCCTTCCATTCGGGGTGTCATCTACGAAGTCGATTGCTTCGGCGGTGAAGTAACGGGCGCGTTTGACTGCGCCGAGCGGCTCTTCGAGTTGTCGCAGGTGAAGCCCACCATCGCCGTTCTGACCGATCATGCTTGCTCGGCCGGCTATCTGCTCGCTTCTGCAGCCCGGCAGCTGGTCATACCGCAGACCGGTATCTGCGGCTCGATCGGCGTCATCTCGATGCATGTCGATATGAGCGCCTGGCTCGCGAAGGAAGGCCTCAAGGTTACCATCCTGAAGGCCGGGGCCCATAAAGCCAACTTCAATCCATATGAAGCCATCCCCGACGATGTGCTTCAGCAGGAACTCGCCGAGCTCGAAGAGCTTCGCGTCGAATTCGCAGCGACCGTCGCACGGTACCGCGCCGGCCGACTGACACAGCAATCCGCTCTCGCCACCGAGGCGCGGGTCTATCGCGGACAAAAGGCGGTTGATGCCGGCCTCGCCGACGCGGTTGCACGCCCTTCGCAGGTTCTCGAAGCCTTCGAAGCTGAACTGAGCCGGACAGCCGGCTAACCCCAACATCAACTGGAGACGACGAATGTCGAACTTGACGCGTAGCAGCGCGCTCACGCGGAGCGTGCTCGCCGCCATTAGCGGCAAGAAGGGCTCCCGGCTGGAAGACGAGCGGCCGGAAGAGATCGAAGAGGACGAGAAGGTCGAAGGCACCGAGGACGATACCTCGGCCGAAGACGACGTCTCGGACACGGACGATGACACGTCCGGCGATGACAACACCCAGGACGAAAAAGAGGAAACCGACGACGGCAAGACCTCGGCCAGCGCAATCCGCCGCGCCGAGCAGGGTCGCATCCGCTCGATCCTCATGCACCCGAAGGCCGAGAGCAATCCTGGCCTTGCCGCCGAGCTTGCCTTCGGTTCGAGGTTCTACTCGGCCAAGGAAGCGGGTGCGCTTCTCTCCTCTGCTTCCGCCGGCGGTTCGCGCCTTGCTGGTCGCATGGCCGGAAAGAGCCCGACGCTCGGCGCCGGCACGCCTGGCGGCGGCAAGGCCACCGAGAAACAGGCGGTCATCGAGACCGTCCGCTCCACCATCCAGGCCCGTCACGGCCGTAACCGGAAGGATTCCTGATCATGGGAGAAGCAACCTTCGCCCCGAACGACCTGCTCGTCTCCGACGTGCCGGTTATCACCCGCAACATCACCATCGTCAGCGGTCAGAACCTCAAGCGCGGTGCTGTCCTCGGCAACATTACCGCATCGGACAAGTACACCCTGTCCGCGTCTGCTGCGGCCGACGGTTCCGAAGAACCGTCTCTTGTCCTCGCCTTCGACGTGGACGCATCCGCCGGCGACGTCGTTGCCGCCGCCTACGCAAGCGGCGCCTTCGATTCGACGAAACTCACCCTTGGCGCCGGACACACGGCCGCAACCGTCGAGGCCGCTTTCCGCAAGGCAGGCGCTCCCCTCTACGTGCGCGTCCTGAAGTAAGGCAGAGACCGAAAGGCACCCGAACATGGAAGAATTGCTCCTCTCCACCGCAGAACTCGTTGCAGTTCTGCCGCCTCGCGATCGCCCGGAAGCATTCCTGCGCGATCGCTATTTCTCGACGACGGTCCTTTCCGACATGGAACAGATCGTCTTCGACAAGATCCTTCCGGATCGCGAGCTTGCGCCGTTCGTCCACCCGGATGTTCCGGGCAAGGATTCGGCCAACCGCGGCTTCAAGGCAACCAGCTTCACGCCGGCCTATGTCAAGCCGCAGAATACGCTTCGCCCCGGCGGCAACATGATCCGCATGCCGGGCGAGCCGATCGGCGGCCGCAATTCGCCGTCGCAGCGCTACGCCTATAACCTGGCGACGATCATCGACGACCAGGACCAGCGGATCACCCGGCGCGAGGAATTCATGTGCTCGCAGGTGATCCGCACCGGCCAGGTGATCGTCGAGGGCGAGGATTATCCGACGCAGACGGTCAACTTCGGCCGCAACCCCGCGCTGACGATCGCGCTTGCCGGCGCGGCGCGCTGGGGCGAAGTCGGCGTCGACCCGATGGACGATATCGAAGCGTGGGCGCAGCTCCTCTCCGATACCAGCGGCTTCACCGCCCGCGAGGTCCTGCTCGGTCCCGGCGCCGCCGGTCTCCTGAAGAAGTCGCTGCGGTTCCTCGAGGCGCTCGACAACAGGCGCCAGGATGGCGGCATCATGCAGCTGGGGCCGGTCAGCACTGGCGCGGAGAACAAGTATTACGCGGTTCTCGGTACCATCGGCGAGCTGACCTTCATCCAGTACTCGCAGCCCTACACGGTCGGCGGGGTGCGTAACAACTTCTGGCCGTCCATGGGCGTCGGGATCTTCGATCCCTTCGGCTTCATGGGTCATTTCGCCTACGGCGCCATCCTCGACAACGCCGCTCTCCTGCCGATGGAGCGCTTCCCGGACATGTGGCAGGAAAGGAACCCGTCGCGAACCATCGTCCAGACGCAGGCAGCGCCGCTTCCGATCGCTCCGGAACCCGACGCCAGCCTGTTCGCGCTGGTTCGATAATCCCTCCCAACACCTATTCGTCCGCATGTCCGCCGGTCTCCTGCCGGCGGATATCGGACTTGAAAGGACGCTCCGATGAGCAAGAAAACCGAGCAGTTCAATGTGACCGTCAAGGTCGGCAAGAAATCCTACGCGCCCGGCGAGCCGGTCCCGGTCGGTACCGGCGGGATCACGGCCGAGGAGGCCGATAATTTCCGCAAGAATTTTGGCGCCTTTACTGCCGGTCCCGATGCCAAGGCTGGTCCCAGCTCTATCGACCTCGACAAGCTGCGCGAGGCGCTGGAGAAGCTTTCAACCGACAACGACAAGCTCTCGGCCGACAATGACCGGCTGACGGCAGAGCGTGACAGCGCAATCGGCGATCGCGACGCACTGCTGAAGCAGAACGAGCAACTCGAGGCCGACAATGCGACGCTCGCCGCCGAAGTCACCAAGCTTCAGACCGAGATCGAGAAGCTCAAGGCTCCGAAATGACGCCGCGTCCCGCCATGTTCGAAAGGATGGGGCCGAAGTTCGCCAAGGCCTTCGGCAATGCCGACGCCGTGTTCACGGTGGACGGTGTCACCAGGCCCGCCGTGCGGGTCATCCTGCGAGTGTGGCGGGAAAGCGATCTCGCAGAGGAGCAGGAGCAGGCCGTCGAAGGCACCACCCATCTGCTCGCCGTGTCCGCCTCTGCGGTCCCCGGTCTCGCCAGCCAGCGTGATAGCGTGGCGATCGGCGGCGTCACCTATCAGGTCATCAACATCGACGACGATGCGCGGGCTATGCTCCGCATCTCGCTTGCCGGAGACATCTGACCATGAAGACACAGGAACAGGAATCTGCGCCGGCCGCCGCGGTCGATCCGATGGAGGACCTCTGCCAGGCGCTGTTCTCGACGGAAGAGGGCGCAAAGAAGAAGGCTGCGCGCCAGACCGCCGGCGCCATGACGCAGCGGCCGTGGCCGCAATTGCCGTCGCGGCTCCGCTCGGCGATCCGCTCCGACATCGGTCGCCTGCTCGCTAGCGGCAAGGCGCGCGCACAGATCCTCGAGGCGGGTTATTCCGCGGGTGTCGTGAACCAGGCGCTGCGCGACCTCGGCCGCACGGTCGCCTGATATGCCGCATCTCCGCAGTCAGATCTTCGCGGCCGTCATCGCGCGCCTCTCGGCCATTCCGGAGTTTTCCGGCGTGGACAGGGTGAAGCGCGGCCGCAAGGGCGCGATCCCGCAGGAAAAGCTGCCGGCGTTGACAGTCACCTGGGCCGACAGATCGGAGACCTTGACGGTCCGACCTTCATCGGGACCCGCCGGAGAGGACGGTTATGATCGCTCCCTGCCGATCTCGATCGTCGTGCACCTGCGGGACGATGAGCCGGAAGAGGAATTCGACCGGCTTTGCGTGCTGATCGAGGCAGCGATGGCCTCGGACATGACTTTCGGCGGCCTCGCCATTGAGGCGCTGCTGCAGTCGGAACAGTATTTCGTGAACCCGCAGACCGGCACCTCCCTTCTTGCCGGTTCGCTTAATTACCAGATCGCCTACAAGACGCTCGCCGCCAATCCGGAACAGGCTGCGCTGTAGCGCCACCACTCCCACCAGCACGAAGAGGATTTTGCCATGGCTCTCGGCCGTCAGCTCACGCTTGCCCGCTCGACCGGCGCAGGCGCCTTCACCTTGGCCTGCATCACCGAACAGCGATCCCTCGAGATCAACAACGAGGAAATCGACATCACCAAACCGAGCTGCACCGATCCCGGCAGCAAGCTCACGCTGGCGCTGATGTATGGCATACAGTCCATCCGTTTCAGCGGGCAGGGCGCTTTCGTCGACACCGTCACGATGAAGGCGGTGACCGCCGATGCGGTCAACCAGGTCATCACCGAGTACCAGGTCACCGTGCCCGGCGTCGGCACGTTCGAAGGCGACATGCTCGTCTCGATGACGTTCTCGGGCGACAAGACCAACGAGCTGCAGGCCGACATCCGTTGCGCCATGACCGGCGCTCTCACCTTCGTGCCGGCTGTCTAAGCGGAGAGTTCCATGTTGCCTGCCAATTCATTGCGCGGCGAGGCGGCGGTTCGCATCGGTGCGATCGACTTCCGCATCGCCGTCACTTTCTCTGGCCTTGCTCGTCTCTCCGATGCGATCGGCGCCCGCACGCTCGACGAGCTCTATGGCCGCCTCCTCGGTTTCGAGCCGAAGGCGGTCGCCTGCGCCGTCCGCTGCCTGATCGTGGCGGACGACGAGGATCAGATATCGGCGCTTTCGGCGAGGATCCTTGACGACGGCAATATCTCGGCCGCCGACCAGCTCGCCTGGCGCGAGGCGGTCGAAGAGGCACTGTCGGCACACATTGCTGCCGGGACAGTGCGGCGGGATGAGCGGACGGCATCGCAGATTGCGGGAGACGCTGTCCTGGGAAAGCCCGCAAGCCCCTCCTGATCAAGGATCATCTCAAGTCGCTGTACCGTATCGCCACGAACCCGAAGATGCTCGGCTGGTCGCCGGAAATGTTCTGGAAGGCGACGGCGGCGGAATTCGAGATGACCGTGGAGGGGCTTTCCGGGAATGTCCGCGGTGGGCCGTTCATTTCGCGCGAAGAGGTCCGGCGCATCGCTGCAGAGCATGGCGTCCGGCCTTCGCTGAAGGGCAGTCCGAACGCGAGGACGATCGGCAGTTGATCAGCTTGGTTTCACGTAGTCGTCGATCTTGGCAATTATGATGCCGAGCGCCGCGCTGACGACGCCGAGGCCGAAGGAAACGGCGCCGAGAATCTCATGCATGGCAGATTTCGCTGCGAAAGCGACAAATACGCCACCGACAATCTGCAAAATACCTAACAAAAATATGGCGGCGGCCACGGCTTCCCTCCCAATGCTACCAATGCGGCAAAAGTTGCATAAAGCCAGTGGGTGTCAACTAGTAACTGCGTCATTTCTCCTCAATTTCGGTTTTCGAGGTTCGCAATGAGCCGTCCAGATATTCCCGTCACGATCTCCGGTGATCCGAAGGGCTTCGAGTCCGCTCTTGCTCGGGTTCGGGCGCTTTCGAAGTCGACGGCCACGGATATCGTGACCTCCTTCGGCCGAATCAAGAACCTCGTCGCGGGGGGCGCCGGCCTCGTGACCGGGCTTGTCTCGGCTGCAAGCGTTACCGCATTGCGCGACGCCGCGGGCGCGATTGCTGCCATCGGCGACGAGGCTCGCCGTGCCGGCCTGGACGTCAAGAGCTTCCAAGAGCTCAAATATGTGGCCGAGCAGAACCGCGTCGGCGTCGACGCACTAACCGACGGGATCAAGGAGCTGAACCTCCGTGCCGACGAATTTATCGTCACCGGAGGCGGATCGGCGGCAGAGGCCTTCCAGCGCATTGGCTATTCCGCCGAGGACCTTAAGACGAAGCTCGAGGACCCTGCCGAGCTTTTCACCGAGATTATCGGCCGTCTGGGCGAGCTCGATAAAGCTGCGCAGATCCGCGTCATGGACGAGATCTTTGGCGGCGCGGGCGGCGAGCAGTTCGTGCAGCTGATCGAGGCGGGCGAAGCGGGCATCCGCGACACCATCCAGGCCGCGAACGACCTTGGCATCGTTCTTGACGAGCAGATGATCCAGAAGGCTGCAGACGTCGACCGCAAGTTCAACATGCTTGCGACGACAGTCGGCACGAAGTTGAAATCCGCCATCGTGTCGGCGGCCGACAGTCTGGCGGAATTCATCGACGGTTTTCGCGATTTCCAAAACCAGATGAACAGCACGCTTCAGGGCAGGCAAGCAGAAATCGGCGAGCGTCGGCTCGAGATCGAGAATGAAATTCTCAAGAAGAAGGAGGCGCAGGCTCGACAGGACGAGAAGCTCTCACCTGTCGCCAGGAACCTTGGTTTTGAAAACAGCAAGAACGCGAATCTTGCCGGCTACACCGGGCAGATAGAAGCCCTGAAGGAGGAGAGCCGGAAACTCGCGGAAGAAGAGGCGAAGATCGTTCATATCCTGAGCGATCGCCTCAAGCCGATGAACCGCCCGGCCGAGAGGACCTGGACGCCGATCCCCACGGAAGAAAAAGGCGGCGGACGGTCCAAGAAAATCTCTGAGGCTGAAAAGGAAAGGAAGGCGATCGACGACGTGATCTCGTCTTTGCGCGAGGAGCTGGCGATCATCGGCCTCACCGATATCGAGCGGGAGCGCACCATTGCGCTGCGCGAGGCGGGTGTCGAGGCGACCTCGGCGGAAGGCCGGGAAATCTCGGCTCTTATAGACGAGAAATATCGCCAGCTCGCGGCGGAGGAGGCGTTGGCGGAGCAGTATGAGCGCAGCCAGGATGCGGCCGAACAGATGGGGCAGGCGCTTGACGATCAGCTTATGCGCATCGTCGACGGCAGCTTCGATGCAAGGGAAGCTATCGCCGCGCTCTTGACCGAGATCATCAACGTCAAGACCAGCGGGCAGGGGCTGTTCGGCTCGATCTTCAGCGCGATGTCCGGAGGGGGAAGCGTTTTCGGCTCCAACTTCGTGCCGACCACGACCTTGGGCGATTTTCTGGGCTATGGCGGGGCACGGGCCGGCGGCGGCGATGTCTCGCCGGGTCGCATTTACCGCGTCAACGAGTACGAGGAGGAGTTTTTTGCTCCGACCAGCCACGGCCGGATCATCGCGCCGAGCAAGATGCGGGGAGGATTGACCGAGGGTGGTGACGCCGGGCTCACCGTCATTGAGCTCAGGCTCGACGATGCGCTGGTCGCCAGCATCCTCGAGCAGGCGGGCGACCAGTCCGTGCGCATCGTCCGCAGCAACGAGGAGGCCCGGGCGAACTATCGCCTGAATGGCGGGGAAGATTTCTAATGGCGTTTCTCATTTCGCTTCCGAGCGTGGTTTACGGGCAGGTCGCGTTCGACCCGGTGCGTATTCGCGACACGAACCGCATGGAAGGCCGCCGCACCGAGACGACCTATTCCGGCACGCCATATTGGACCGCCTCCTACTCCGCATCAAAGCTGACCACGGCCGAGGCGGCGCTGTTCGACGCCTTCAACATGGACGCGAATGACGGCGGCTTTATTGCCGGTTACGATCCGCACCGGCCTCGGCCGATCGCCTATCAGGGCAGCAACCCGCTTTCCGGCGTGAAGGCGGGCGGCGGGGCTTTCAATGGAGACGCGGTGCTGCAGTCGATCACCGACGGCAACACGATCGTCGTCTCGGGCCTGCCCGCCGGCTTCAAGCTCGGTCCGGGGGACTACGTCGAGGTTCGGAAATCAACCTTCGTGCGATCGCTGCACCGGATCACTCTTGCCGCGACTGCGAGCGCGGCGGGCGTCGTGACGCTGAAGATCCGCTTCGGTCTCGACCTGCAGGTGTTCACCCTGCCGTGCACGGTCCATTTCGAGAAGCCTTCCTGCATCATGGAGATGGATGCGGGAAGCTACAGCCTGCCGAAAACCTGGCCGAACTATAACGTCCAGTTTACCGCAACGGAGTTGTTCCTCCCATGAGCGTGCTATCTCCCGACGTCGAGGACCTGATCGAGAGCGGCGAGTTCGCCATCCTCGATCTGATCCGCTTCGATCTGCCCGGCAAAACGGTCGGCTATCACCGCGGCGGCCGCAAGTTCACCTATAACGGTTTGGTGTATCTGCCGAACCGGTATCTGCAGCCCGGCGACCTGGTGAGCGCCGTCGGCGTGGCTGTCACCACGCGGACCATCGTCTTCTCGAATATTCCGGTGACCGATCCTGAGGACGCGGTAGCGAGGATCGAGGAGTTCAACTACCAGAACGCGCCGGTCATCATCACCGCGCTTGCCGGCGAGCCGAACACGAGCAATCCCGTCGGGGTGCTGGTCTCGACCATCTACGAGATCGACCAGGTGCGCTACAACGAAGGCGCGGTCTCCGGCGCCGAGCGGGCGCTGACGATGATGATCGACCTGCAGCCGCCGGGACGATCGGCGCGGGGCTCTACTGGCGTCAAGCGCTCGCAGGCCGAGCAGCAGTTCGACAATAATCCGACCGACACGGGCCTAGAGCACGTGGCGACGAATGCGACGATCCCCGAGGAATGGGGCCAGGTGTCGCGGTGATACTCGTTTCAGTAAGAAGGTTTTTCAAATGACCGCAAAGCGTTCGCCTGCCCACCAAAGAAGCGCAGCCGTCGAGCTGACGTTGAAGTCTGCAAATATCGGCTTTGTCACGGTGCCTGTTCTTCGGGATGTCGAATCGAAGTCAGTATCTTCGTCACCTGAGCAGCGATCGCTTCCTTAATGTAGCTTTCGGTCTCTGCTGGGGCTCTGTCGAAGATCGTTCGGCTGTTCAAGTCGTTGATTATCCCTTCTTCTACAGCCTGCATCCGCTGGGCGAATACTGCCTGATCAGTGTGGAAGCAGATTTCGCCTACTGCAAACCTGACCAGCTCAAGCAGCGCGAGCTGTCCGGCGATTTCGTCGCACCGAGTACGTTCCAGATCGTTCATAAACCCTCCATTTTCTGGTGGAGGCAATGGATCAGAACGACAACCAAGAGTCGAGACATATGAACCGCTTCCGCATCGTCGAAGCCACGCTTACGCGTGAGCTTGCGAAACCCTATGCCTATGGCTCTGCTGATTGCTTCATGCTCGGCTGCGCCTTCGTCGACGCTCTGGCGGGCTCGGGCACCGCCGACAAGTACCGCGGCGCCTATCGCACGCTCGCCGGTGCGCAGCGGGCGCTTCGCCGGCGCGGGCATAAGTCGCTGGTGAGCTTCTTTGCGGCCGAGCTCGGCCAGGATCCGAAGGGCGGGGCGGAAGCGCGCCTCGGCGATCTCGTCATCCTGCGCCTTTCCGACGGCGCCGAGCACGTAGGCGTCTGTCTTGGCGACCGTTTCGTGACCAAAACCGAGCGCGGCCGGAGCGATCACGGCCTTGCCGACGTTATTGCTGCCTTTCACCTCGGATAACCTGACATGGCAATTTTCACTTCAATCGCGACGGCGATCGCCGGTGCGCTGTTCGGCGGCTCTGCGCTCGCTGCCAGCCTCATTGGCGGCGCGCTCGCCTTCGGTGCAAAGCTGGCGATCGGCAAGCTTGGCCAGCAGAAGCAGCAGAAGCGGAAATACACGGCCGTTCAGGGCGAAATTCAGTTCGGCGGCGATGTGCCCGTCGGCACGCTCTACGGCGTCGGCAAGACAAAGGGACAGCGAACTTTCTATGCCAAGTGGGGCAGCGGCAACAAATGGAACGCCGAGGTCTTCGTGCTTGCTAACGGCTGGTGCGACGGGCTGGAGCCCTACGTCTACATTTACGGCGAGAAGAAAACGCTGGTATCCCGGCCGGTCATCGGCAACGAGGTTGCGAACTATCATATCGAGGGCTTCGTCAACGGCTCTGGTGACCCGGTCCTGACGATCCGCTTTTATGATGGCAGGCCGGGCCAGCTGGTCGATCAGAAGCTGGTCGACGTCTCGGCGGCCCTTGGCAACAAGTGGAAGAGCACGAGCGTCAATGCCGGCATCTGCTACGTCGTCGTCGAGCGGATCTATAGCGACAAGCTCTTCGGCTCCAAGGGTCGCCCGGAACTTGAATTCGTGCTGCGCGGTTTGCGCGAGTACGATCCGCGCAAGGACTCGACGGTGGCAGGCGGCTCCGGGCCGCAGCGCCTCAACACGCCGTCGACCTGGGTGCACACGAAGAACCCGGCCGTTCACCGCCTCAATTATCAGCTCGGCCTTCGTGCGCTCGTCTCCGGCCGAACGTTGATCGGCGAGGGCAAGAGCCTCGGCCAGATCGATCTCGCCACCTATTTCGTGGCGATGAACGTCTGCGACACGCTGCGGGCGAACGGCAAGAAAACCTATGAGTGCTCGCTGTTCGTCAGCGGCGACGACGATCACACGGAGGTGCTGAAGCAGTTCGACGATGCGATGGCGGGATACGGTCTCAACCGCCGCGGTCTTTCCGGTGTCATTCCCGGCGCGCCGCAGATCCCGGTCAAGGATCTGACCGCGGCCGACATTCCGATCGACCGGGCGAAGGATGTACAATTCCGGCCCTCGGCCTTCGAGCGCTTCAACCACTTGTCCGGCCAGTTCACCTCGATCGAATCGATGTGGAACCCGGAGAGCCTGAAGCCGGTCTATGTGAATGCGGACATTGCCGCCGATGGCCGGAACCGGCAGACGAGCATCGATTTCCTGCAGGTGACCGATCCGGACATTGCGCAGTATCTGCTCAATATCCGCTATCGGCAGAACCGCATGGGCGGCAAGGCAACGGTTCCCGTCAGCCGCCGTTTCGGCCTGGCGGTGCAGGAAGGCGAGTGGATCACCTGGCGCGGCAAGAGCTGGCTGATCAGCGAATGGCGGGCCGATGATCGGCTGCGCATCACGCTGGTGCTTTCGGAGACCAGCGCTGCGATCTATGACGACGCTGGCATCCAGCCGGGCCCGATCGTCATACCGCCGACGCCGCCGATCAATCCGTCGCTGCTCTCGACGGTGCAGAACTTCAATGTTGCCGTCGGCATGATCAACGGCGCGCAGGGCTATGACACGCCTGCGCTCGTCTTCACCTGGACCCCGCCGGACGATCCGACGATTACGGCCGTTCGCTTCGTCTATCAGATTGAGGGCACTACGGAGCTTTTCGAGGATCAGTGCACCTCGCCCGAGGACGGTCTGTTCCGCACCACGAAGAACGTGGTCTCCGGCAAGGTCTACAATGCCCGGGCGACGATCACGACCGTGCCGGACCGGCTGCGCACCTTCACGCCCTGGGCGACGACGGCGCAGCCGACCGGCTTGCAGACGCTGCTGACAGGGCTGCAGCAGCTGCAGGACGATGCGCTGAACCGCTTCAAGGAACTGCAGCAGGAGATGGACGAGTTCTTCCGGCCGCGCTTGGTCGAGCTGCTGGATGCGTTCTCGCTCGAAGGCGCCGTTGGGCAGATCGAGCGTCAGCAGATCGTCGCCACCATAGGTGACGCGCTGGCGCAGATCACCGAGGAGCGGCGGGTGCGCGTCTCCGAGAACGAGGCGACGGCGCAGTTGCTGACGTATCTGCAGGCGAGCCTCGGAACGGCCAACGCGCGGCTGATCAACGAAGAGACCGTGCGGGCGACGGCAGACAGCGCTCTAGCCAGCTCGATCACCACGCTCGACGCCGAGGTCGACAGCAATCTGGCGCGTATCATCCAGGAGGAGACCGCGCGTGCCGATGGCGACAGTGCGCTTGCGACCAGCATCAGCGGCGTGAGTGCCGACTTCAACGGCCGCTTCGCACAAGGCCTGGTGAAGTTTGAAGCGGTCGCAGCGCCGACCGGCGTTGATGCCCGCTTCTCGGTGCTCTTGCGGGCAGGCACGAGCCAGAGCTTCAAGGTGTCGGGCTTCTATGTCGAGCTGTACACCGAGGGTGGCGTGCAGAAGTCGCGCATGGCCGTCCAGGCGGATCAGTTCCTCGTCACTTCAGGTAACAACCGTCATTACCCGATGGTCTTCGAGAACGGCGAACTGAAGCTGGCGATCGCCAATATCGGGACGGTCAACGCGGGACTTCTCCAGTCGCTGAACGGCAAAATGAAAATCGACCTCAACAACGGCACAATCGAGATTTTTAGCTGATGGCCCGCACGATGATTGGCCGCGACTCGACCGGCGCAGGCTGCCTCAAAATTACGAGAAGCAACGCCGACGATCCGCGCACCACGCCGGACAGCCAGCGGTCGAAGTTTCTCTACAATTCCAAGTATCTCAACATGGAAGTTGCCGACATCACGGTTTGCAACACGTTCGGAGGACAAGGCATCCGAACAACTCCCGCAGGTGCATCGCGTAGCAATTTCGAAACGCTGGAATTTGGCGGCTCCGGTGAAAGCATCTGGATTTACGACAAGTCGTTCTTCCCGAAGCTCCGGTACAACGTGCCATTGTTCGACTGGAAACAGCGCAAGGGCAACGGCAGCATCCGTTATAACCAGAATATGGTGGATTGGGAGGACAAGGGGAAATACCGATCCGGGCGGGGCGGCTCGTATTTCACCGGCAACCGTGATCAGGGAAGCTGGCTGATCAACGCAAGCGAATACCCGAACGGGACGAGCTGGAGCTCCGATTTCTGCACCGCTGTTCAGATTGATCAAAACGACGATATCGACGCATTCAACCCTTTCTCTACCCGGTACCGTCGTCTCGTCGTCTGGGACCTCCCCGGAGATAACACGCCGATCGCCGACGCGCCTAACCTGGCGCCGAACGGCACCAAAACCATCCGGATTGCCAACAACGCGATGAAGATTGCGAAGCCGGGGTATAACGTCGATACCGCGACTTACGCGCAGCTCGCGTTCGACAGCACTCGCTTGCCGGTCAAAGCCATCAGGGCAGCGGACATCGCGCTTCCGTCCGGTCAATCGTTCTATGAGTGCGGGTTTCCCGTCACGGATAACGTTGCGCTCGACGTGCATTTCTACACGGGTTCAACGATCATGTACCCCAACAATCCGGTGGATTTGAAATTTGGGGCTGAATACTGGTTCGACGGCACGCGTATCTATTTCGATGCGACGCAGGCCATGCGCGCTCGCTTCATGTTGTATCTGGAGGACAATAGCGGGCCGACTTCCGGAACCTATAACGTCCTTCGTCAATTCAACGACGGAACGCAAGACGTGGTGCAGTTCCTCAGACCCGGGGCCGCCAATCCGCCCTCGTGGGCGGACATCATCATAGATACCCGCTGGCCGCAGGTGCAAATCCTGGCGGAGGGCTATTTCAACGTCACGTCAGGCAACGGCAACGTTGTCGACATCCCCTTCGACGGTACGGGCATGTTCCCGATGGTCAAATACATGACCTATCACGGCGGCGGGAGTAACTTTAACACCAACTCGTCGTGGCAGAACCGGGTGCGCATGCCCTTCCTCGATATCCTGAAGTTTAGCTATCAAGGGCAATCTCACACCGGCAACAGCACCTACTGCGAATTGACGGCGAACAACGCGAGGTTCCGCACCTTTCGCGGCAATGTCGGCGACTACTACGAAGACGATAGCTTCGAGTGGCAAACCGACGGTGCCGATCCGCCGCTAGGCATCCGCTACTACATCTTCGGCATCCCAGCTTAGGAACTCCTGACATGACGACACCCTATGTAACGGGCACGGTTTCCGTGACCGCCGGCAGCGCCGTTGTCACTGGCTCGGGGACCGCCTGGGCCACGGCATTGATTGCCGGTGGCCTCTTCGGTCTCGACAGCAGCAACGGCAACCCGGTGCCGATCCTCTCCGTCGACAGCAACACCCAGCTCACGCTGGCCAAGCCGTGGCGAGGCACGACGGCGGCCGCGCAGGGCTACTGGATCATCCGCGACACCGCCTACCTGCAGCAGCAGACCGTCAATGCGCAGGCGCTCTCGACCTACATTCAGCGGCTCGACAACGCGGTGCTCGCGGATTTGGCGGGGTTGGTGCCGGCAGCTGACAAGCTCGCCTATTTCAACGGGGCGGCGACGGCTGTCCTTGCCGACATCAGGGCGAAGGGTCGAGAGCTTATAGCTGCCGCCGATCTCGCGGCGGCAAGAACTGCGATTGCTTTGCCGCTGACCGCGATCGTTTCGTCGGATTTCGACCAGATCACTGACAATGGCTGGTATCGTGGAGGAGGTGCTACACCCGGGAACCCTTCCGGGCAGTATGGGATGCTGGAGCACATCCAGTACGACGCGAACAATGCGATGCAGGTGTTCTATCGCGGCACCACAAATGAAATGTGGTTTCGCCGCAAGGCGGCAAGTGTTTGGCAAGCCTGGGTGAAGACGAACGGTGAGATGGTCGGCACTGTATCCCAGTCGGGCGGTATCCCAACCGGTGCCATAATCGAGCGTGGCAGCAATGCTAATGGTGATTACACGCGCTTTGCGGACGGAACGCAGATATGCACGCGCTACGGCGTGAGCTTTACTCGAGTGAGCAATAACGAGCTTCAGTTCGTGTGGGCCTACCCTGCCGCGTTTTCCACCTCCCCCCATGGGTTCATGACCTTAGATGCATCCGGGGCCTCGGCTGTAGACCTTGCCTACACGGATATCGGATCGCAGCGTCATTCCGGAGGGGCATCGTCCGCTTCTTACATCCTTGACAGGGTCACCGGTGCCCCAGTCTTCGTGGCGACGGCAGCGGCAAACAATTGCAAACTGGCAGCATTTGGCAGGTGGTTCTAATGGAAATCAGACTTTCCCCGCAGCGCTGCAATAGGGCGCTATCTGTTACGAAGTCCGGCGACGTATTCACTTTGAACGGCGATGCCTTTGACTTCTCCTCGTTACCGGATGGAGCGACAATTCCGGGGGGTGAAATCCCTTGCGACTGGATTGTCGGACCTGTTGAACGGGTCGGAGGCGAGCTCCGGCTGACGCTTGTTTTGCCGCACGGTCCGAACCCTTCCGTCGGTGTTGCATTCCCGGCTCCAATCATTGATCCGCCGGACGGCATGATCACGTTGCCCGCCGATCCAGCACCGGTCGAGCAGGCCATTGAAGAGGAGCCCGCCAATGTGGACGGTTGATGTATCGAAGGTCGTCACGGCGGAGCAAAAAGCAGCGGAAGCGCGTGCAGCGCTGCAGGCGCAATACTCGGCCGCCATCCAGGCGCATCTCGATGCCAAGGCCCGCGAACGGCAATATGACGGCATCCAGACCGCGATCACTTATCGCGGCGATCCGAACCCGCAGTTCGCGGCCGAGGGCGAGGCGCTCTTCGCCTGGCGATCGGCAGTGTGGACCTATTCCACGGCCGAGCTGGTGAAGGTGCTCGCCGGGGAACGCCCGCAGCCGAGTGTCGAAGAGTTCATGGCCGAGCTGCCGGCGTTCGTTTGGCCGAGCATCTCATCTTTCTACGACAGTCCAGAATTTGACCCTGAGACACACGGCTCTGTCTAAAGCCGTTCTCTGATCCGTTCGGATCGCTAACCCTCCAAAAGGAAAAATCAGATGGATAAGACCGTGCCTCCCGGCGCGGCGATCCTGCTCGACTTCATCCGTGAAACGGAAGTCGGGCGGAGCGACCGCGCGTCCTATGACGTGATCTACGGCCATAACCAGGCCAAGCTGCCGCAGCCGCTGACGACGATGACCTACGGCGAGATCGTCGACGCCCAGAAGGCGTGGTCGAAGCGGTTCCGCTCTAGCGCGGCCGGCGGCTATCAGTTCATGCGCGCGACGCTGATCGATCTTGCGAAGCAGGTCACGTCGATCAGCGGAAAAGATGTCTTCACGCCCGATCTGCAGGACCGGCTCGCCTACAAGCTGCTCCTGCGGCGCGGCTATGCCGAATTCATCGTCGGCAAGATCAGCCTTGTTGAATTTGCCGAGAACCTGGCGAAGGAATGGGCATCCTTCCCGGTTCTCGCGGCCACGAAGGGCAGCGAGCGGGAGATCAGGCGCGGCCAGTCCTACTATGCCGGCGACGGGCTCAACAAGGCGCTGGTGAAGCCCGAGAAGGTCGAGGCGGTGCTGAAAGAGGTCCTCGAAGCAGCCCGCCGGCCGCATGAACCGGTGGAGGAGCCGGAGGCTCGGCCGGTTCCCTCGCCGGTTCCGAAGCCGAGAGCGAAACCGGTGCGCAAGTCCGGCCGGTTCTGGACCTGGCTGCTGACGGCTGGCGGCACCATCGTCACCGGGTTGAAGGAGCTGAACCTGGTCGCGCTCGACTGGCGGGTGCAGATCGCCATCCTCGCCGTCATCGTCGGTTTCGCCGTTTACGCGATCACCTCCATGCCGGCGGTGCGCGGTGCCCTGGGGCTGAAGTGATGGTCGACTGGCCAAAGATCCTCGGCGGCGTGCTTGTGCTCGCCGCCATCACCTGGGTTGTCGTCGAGATCCGCGAGGACGGTGCCCGCTCCATCAAAGACGCGATCGAAAGGCAGAACAATGACGCGGCTTCTCAATCGGACGCTGACCGCAGCGATTATGACCGTTGCCTCGATGGGGGCCGCGTGTGGGACTTCGGCGCCCGCAAATGTCGCGGGGCTGCGCCGGGTCGTCGGGATTGACCTGGCCGGCGCGCGCGGCGCGACGCCGGCAGATCAACGGAAGATCGACCGGACCGTCGTCGGCATCTGCGCCGCGGCGGTCTGGACGGAAGGGGAATGCGCTAGACACGGGGAAGGGCGCTGAATGTCGCAGAAATATTCGTCTTTGATCGAGCTGCTCAACGCCTGGTTCGGCGGCGCGGCGACGACCATGATCGGCGCGCTGGTCGGGCGGCTGATGTGGCACACGAACGAAGTCCGGAAGATGCGCCGGAAGTTCTTCGGAAAGGAGTTGCTCTGGGAGATGCCGATCGCCGTCGGCATGGCCTTCATTGGCGAGGCGCTGGCGTCCTGGCTGGCGCTCGAGCAGCCGATGGCGACCGGCTTGATTGCGGCCCTCGCCTATCTCGGACCGCGCGGGTCCGAGGTGCTGTTCATGCGGTGGTTCGCGGCGAGGGTGGAGAAGGGCGGGTGAGCCGGCACTTCCGGCTAGCAACTTTGACGCGTTTACTGTAGGCGTTGCATCTTGTCGAGGATTGCTCATCGGGTGGTGTCATAGTTCATCGTCGCTGATGTAGCCCACTTTTCAGCAGGAAATGCGATGAGCAAAGATGTTAACGAAGCCTTCCAGATACTTATTGGTTGGCTGAAGCATTCCGAGGCGGAAACGGAGGCAGCCGCCTCTCACCGCCGTAGCATAGAAGCGCGATTAAGTGCAGATTTCGAGATGACCAGAATGTTCCGTTCGGGCTCATATGGCCACGGCACAAGTCTGAGCAGCATTAGTGACATTGATTACTTCGCAGTGATACCCACGAGAAACCTCAAGCAGGACTCGGGGGCGACCCTTAGGAGTGTAAAGGAGTCCCTGGTTGGCCGTTTTCCCAACACGGGTATTTATGTCGATAGCCCTGCTGTCGTCGTTCCATTTTCAGGCGGAGCTCAGCGTCATGAGATAATTCCGGCTGACTACGTGGGAAGCGAGAATGGCTACAATGTTTACGAAATACCCGACCGTCTTGGCGGCTGGATGAAGTCAAGCCCGAGCGCCCACAATGCTTGGGTAAATGAAGCCAACAAAATCCACAACGGTAAGCTAAAGCAGCTCATCCGCCTCGTGAAATACTGGAACCACGTCAAGAAGGTGGGCTTGCGCTCGTTCTATATCGAGCTTCGCCTGACAGAGTATGCAAAAGGCGAGAGTTTCCTCTCATACAAGTACGACGTCAAAGGTGCATTGGCGCACCTCTCAAGTAAGGCACTCGCTGCAATGCAGGATCCACAGGGTATTTCAGGATACGTTTACCCTTGTTCAAGTGCGATCAAGGAAGACGCCTTGTCAAAGGTAAACACTGCGCTCACCCGAGCCCGCAACGCTTTGGAAGACGAAAAGGCGGGGGGAGTACGGGCTGCTTTTGAATGGTGGGATAAAGTTTTTGGCGGGAATTTCCCGTCGTATTATTGAGTGAGAACAATGGAACGAAAAGACCCCGTCGGGGAAAAATACTACAAGCCACTCGGCGTAGCGGAAAAGATTTCCGGCTGGCTGTTTTGGGTTAGTGCGACGCTGTCGATTTTGACGATCTTAGTCGATGCGAAGCCATGGGGTGAGATTTTAACAGTCACTTTTGTGGTTATGGTGATTGCCAATTTTGTGGCGGGGTTCCTAATCCGGCTTTGGCTGGCGCCGCGCGCGGAAGAACAAAGACGCCTTGACCTATTGTCCAATTCTTATGCAGTCAATCTGACGCACGAAAATGCAATCGGGTATTTTAACAACAGCGAGAAGAACCCAATACGTAGGCTTGCTTTGTCCGTCATGGAGAGTAGCTTCTTCACATCAAAAATATTAGGCGAAATGTTGCGGTTGGAGCGTGCAAAAATAGCACTTTATTTTGTGTTTTGGATTTCTTGCATTTCGATACGTACAGCAGATCTTTCTTGGGTTGTTGTTGCAACTCAGGCTCTGTTTAGTGAGGAAATAATTGCGAAGTACCTCCGAATGGAATGGTACGCGCGGCGGTGCGAGGCCGTTTACACGAAGCTGCACCGCCTCATCACTACGACCCGGGTTCTCAACAATAGCCGGTGTCACGCTCAGGTTCTCGAAAATTTCTCCGAATATGAGGCCACTAAGGCGCGAGCTTCAATTGGGCTGTCGGAGCGGATTTTCAATAACCGCAATTCATCGCTTTCCGATGAGTGGAACGTGATTAGGCGATCGCTGGGTTTAGAGTAACGAGACGGTTCTTCTGCTTAGAGCAACAAGGTCTTTGACTCCAGGGGCAGAAGTGTCATGCGCTCGGCCGGGTACGGCCGCTGCAGCGTTCTGGCATCCTTCCAATCGGCCGTCAGCCACAGCTCGATTTCCTCCGGCTCGGTCAGGATGACAGGCATCGCTTTCGGATGGATCGGCTTGACGACCGAGTTGGCCTCACAGGTGAGAAAGGCGAACAGCTCGTGCTCGCCGACCCTCGGGTTCTTCATCGAGCCGCGGGCGCCCTTCCATGACGTCCAGATGCCGGCGAAGAAGGCGAGTGGCTGCTTGTCGTTGATGGCGAACCATCGGTCCGTCTTCTTCGGCTTCGTGTCCTCGTATTCGCAGAAGGCCGTCCACGGCACGAGGCAGCGGTTCTTGACGCCGGTCCAACCGCGCCAATGTGGGGAATCCAGGTTGCGGATGTTGGTGACGCCATAATCCGGCCTGCCATTGGTGACCGTCGGCGGTGACGGCATGCCCCAGGTCAGGTTGACCAGCTCGCGCTCGCCATCGGCGTTGTTGCGGATCACCGGCCCGGGCTTGTCCGGAAACACTTCCGTTGTCGGGTTGGCCCGGTTGGTCATGTCGCTGTGCGGCCGAGCCGCATGCCAGAGCTCATCAAATTCGACTTCTATGCGGTACCGATTGCACATCCACCCACTCCGAATCGCGGTCGATCCTGCCGAGCCGCCAACCATTGTTGCTCTTGTTTCCGCAGCGTGAACATCGGAGCTTCGACCGCAGCTCGTCAAGGGTGCTCTGGCTGCCGAACCTCGAGGCGATCTCCCATCGGTTCACCCAATTGCGGAAATCACACGCGGCGCAGCGCGCCCCAAGGATCTGATCCTCACCGAGATCGGCCAGGCGCAGGTGCCCAATACCGTCCGGATAGGCTCCGCGGGTGTCGGGTTCCAGGTCAATGCCGCGACTGTGCCTCATGGCGCGACTTCCATTCCGGCTGATGCTCGGAGCAGAACCAGTGTGGCTCCGCCCGGCCGACGGCGAAGCCGAAGCTGCCCCATCTGGTGCAGCCCGGGTGCTCGCAGTAGTGGACATATGGCCCGGGTTGGTAGTGAGGCTTTGCGCCCAGTTCATCACTCATCCGGATCGCCTCCTCGTCCTTCTGAGCTATGGCGGCTCGCTTGGGCTTCAAGGTTGGGGTGACCTCGATCGGCGCCAAACTGCTGCTCGAACGCCATTTCCCAATTCGGATGGCATGAGGTGCTGACGTGCTTCAAAGGCTCAAAATGGTATCGAGCCAGCAGGGCGGCCGAGATTATCTGCGCCATTTCCTTGCGCGCCCTTTCTGCTTTCAGCCGGTCACGGTCGCAGGCGGCCCGCCGCAGTTCAAGCGGGATCGAGTAGAGCGTCTGCGTTACAAATGGCGCGATCGCTGGAGACCGCAGCACCGTCTCGACGTCAAATATCGCAAAGGCCCCGAAGGATTCGGCAATTCCCTTGGCGAGTTCCTGAACGCCGCGCACCTCGATGGGACGGCGATACTGATCGAGGCCGGCATAAGCCCGCCTCTGGTGCGCAGGCATTACCGCAAGATCAACTTCAATCGCGGTTCCTATCTCATCGGCAAGTGTTCGCATGACGCGCGTCTTTCTAGTTTTCGCCCCGGATTGATGGAATGGCGCCGCATCGCCGTCGAATGTTCCTAATATGTTCTCTCAGCCGAAAGAGTCAATTCGGCTTTTCGCAAGCCTGTGCGTTAATGGCCTGATGGCCAAAGCATCCTCAAAGAAGCGGCGCGAGATCGCTCCGACCGATCCCATGCCGGCGCGCGTCGATCCCTGCCTAGCAACGCTCGTTGACAAGCCGCCGAAGGGGTCGGACTGGGCCTATGAGGTGAAGTGGGACGGATATCGGCTGGCCGTGCACATCGAGGCTGGCCGGGTGAGGGTGCTCACGCGCGGCGGCTATGATTGGACAGAACGCTTTCCCACGATTGTCGACGACGCGCGGCGGCTCGCCGTGAAAACGGCCATCCTCGACGGGGAGGCGGTCGTTCTCGACGACCAGGGCCGGTCGGACTTCGGGATGCTCCAACGGGCGCTGGGGCGCTTGCCATCGCCGTATGAAGCCGGCGCCATCGTCTTCTATGCCTTCGACCTCCTCTACCTCGACGGCCGCGACCTTCGCCGGCTGCCGCTGGGCGAGCGGCGACGGCTGCTCGAGCCGCTCGTCGCCGGACGGGAAGGGGCGATCCGGCTTTCGGAAGAGGTGCAGGCGGATGGCGACGAGTTCTTCCGCGTCGCCTGCGCGCACGGCCTCGAAGGCATCATCGCCAAGCACGTCGAGAAGCCTTATCGCTCAGGCCGCGGCGAGTGGTGGCAGAAGATCACCTGCAAGCGCCGGGATAGCTTCGTGGTCGTCGGCTTTGAGCCGTCGACCGTACCTGGCCATATCGGTCGGCTGCTGCTGGCGGCGCGGAAGGATGGAGATCTGGTGTATGTCGGTGGCTGCGGTACCGGCTGGTCAAACGAGCTTTCGCGAGAGCTGCGGAAGCTGCTCGAGGGAATGGTGGCGAAATCGCCGGCACTAACCCTGAGACGGAAAGGCGCCGTCTTCACTGAGCCTCTGCTTGTTGCGGAGGTGGAGTATCGCGCCTGGACAGACGATGGAAAGCTCCGCCATGCATCCTTTAAGGGGATCAGGGGGTGCGAGGACGAAGCGAGCGTGTTCGATATGGCCTCGCTTCGGGTCTGATGCGTCATTCTGCTTTGAAGAGTTTGGCCGGAGGAACTTTCCTCCGGCCATTATGCTGCCCGGCCACGGGTGGTCGCGGCTAAGCCGCAACGACGGGTTCTGATTGGCGTCGCCCCCGTCTGACAATCCAGAAGGATCATTGTCACACCCGCTGCCTGCGCAGGCGACCGGCGTGTGCCAGAAAAAACGGTCCAACACAATGCAAGAGAATTTTCAGTTCACGGCCGTTCGGCCCGTGTCCCCGCCCGCGGCGTACCTGGGCGGCAAAAAACAGTTGGCGGCGCGTATTGCGTCCATGCTCGAGCAAATTCCGCATTCTCTCTATGCCGAACCCTTTGTCGGCATGGGAGGTGTATTTCTGCGTCGTTCGCTAATCCCGAGGGCAGAGGTGATCAACGACCGGTCCGGTGATGTGATTACCTTGTTCCGGATCCTTCAGCGGCACTATCCTCAGTTCATGGAGGTGATGAAGTTTCAGCTCACATCCCGGCGCGAATTCGAGCGGCTGGCCGCAACCGACCCGTCAACATTGACCGATCTGGAACGAGCGGCACGATTTCTCTATTTGCAGCGCCTAGCATTTGGCGGCAAGATCACCGGCAGGTCGTTCGGCGTGGATACAATGGGGCCGGCGCGGTTCAACATTGGCCGCCTCGGCATCTTGCTCGAGGAGGTGCACGAGCGGCTAAGCGGGGTAGTGATCGAAAATCTCGACTGGCGCGTTTTCATAGACCGGTATGATCGACCTGGGGCTCTGTTCTACCTCGACCCGCCGTACTTCGGAAACGAGGGCGACTACGGCAAGGAGGCGTTCACGCGAGAGCGGTTCAAAGAAATGGCGGAACGGCTGGGGACGATCAAAGGGCGATTTCTGATCTCACTGAATGATCGTCCAGAGGTGCGGGAGATATTCTCGGCATTCCGGATCGCCCGCGTAGACCTCACATACACGATCGCCGGGGGAGCCGGAAGGGAAGTGGGTGAGGTGGTGATAATGGACGGGAAGGAGCCCACGGTAGCGAATTTGCCGATCGCCTAGAGGTCTCTTTCTAGAGCGTTACATTTCATCCTCTTGCACGACCTAAAAAGAAAAGGCCCTCCTGCTTTGCAAGAGGGCCTTTCCCCTAGAACAGTCGCCCGAAGAACAGACCGATTGAAACCAGGCTGATCCGAAGATCAAAACCCAATCGAAGCGTCTTCGTCGACGGGCTGGCTTCGAGAATTAAAGAAGCGTGCATACGCATCTCCTATCTCATGTGCGGAAGCCCTTATTGAGCCGCGACCCGCACGCCAGACTTTGTTGAGGGAATTTCCGATTTAGCAACAGCCTAGGAGGCCCCCTCAAGCACGCGGCTGTCTCGCGTTAAAGTTTATATGGCAGCAGCGATATCCGCGTTCAAGGGGTAAGTCGCGTGTCTGCAACGGGCCAACGTACCCGCCAGGCCGCCGTTTTACTGGTACTCGACGCACTCTCCTGAAGGTTTGTCATCTGCCGTTCCATTTGGCATAGAGGCATCTTAGGTACCAAGAGGGTTTTCTGATGCGATTTTTGCCTCCGGACGACGACGTTGTACTTTATGAACAGGGATTTGAAGCGGATCTTCTTGGCAGAGAGAGAGTCGGGAAAACTCTCTCGGCTTTACTTGAACGAATCGATGACCCCTTGGTGGTCGCCCTAGACGGGCGGTGGGGAACTGGCAAAACGTACTTCCTGAAGCGATGGGTCGGAGCCCATCAATCCCAAAATGGAGGTGCTGCCACAACAGTCTACTTTGACGCCTTTGCACATGACTACCTAAGCGACCCGCTTGTAGCCCTCGTCGGTGCGCTTGGTGATCGGGTGCCTGCCAGCAAGCAATCGAAACTGAAAAGGGTCCAAAAAGCCGCCATCAAGTTCATGAAACCGCTTGCTCGCATGGGTCTGGCCGCCGCGTCTTTCGGTGCGACCGAAGCGCTCAATGACTTGGGAGACGTGGTCGCAGAGGTCGTTAAGGACGAGGCCTCTGCGGCCCTGGACGTCTTCTGGGAGCGTGAGGCCGGGCGGAGAGCTGCTATGGAAGAGTTTAGGGCAGCAATAACTTCGCTCATTGTGACAAAAGATGGGGCCGTTTCGCCGTTGATCATCGTTATTGACGAACTGGACCGTTGCCGACCGGACTACGCATTAGAGGTCTTGGAGGTCATCAAGCACTTTTTCTCAGTCCGTCATGTCCACTTCATTCTAGGGGTGAACCTAAGTGCCTTGGAGAATAGCGTCAAAGTGCGATACGGAGATGGTATCGATGCCGGCGCCTACTTAAAAAAATTCATTAGCTTGAGCCTAAATTTACCTGACACGGTAGGAAACCGGGACGGCACGAAGGCGATCATTACCTATGCCCAGTATTTGGCTGAGACAATGGAGATCCCGGAACCGGTTACAACGGCTCTTATCGAGCATCTCGCGATTATCTCGAAAGTCAACAGTGTGTCTATCCGTGACGTCGGAAAGATAATGTCGGTCCTTGCTCTTCTGCCGGAGGAGGCAGCGAAGCCCAACGTTTTCTTCGGATGGCGCGAGGTAATGCTTACACTCGTGGTCACACGGGTAATTAGGCCTCAGTTCTACGGCAAATTCCTGCGCTGCGAAATTAGTGCCGATGAAATCGCGGAATATTTTGGAACGACTGAGTCATCACGCACCAGACAAATCAATGGTGTCAGTAATGATGAGTACGATCACCCCTCTTATATTCGGTACTTAGCATGGCTCTATCTCTGCAACGAAGGAGATTTGGGCGACAATGAAGACGGCAGGTATATTGTGAAATTCTTCGACGATTACGGCCGTCTTGGAAGACCGAGGGAACTCCCGATGCGGGTGTACGGCCTTTGGCTCGACTTGTTTCGGATACCTTAG